GAGACAACCGCTCCTGATCGCGTAGACGATACTCTTCCCGACGAAACAGAGCAGCCAGAAGACATATCAGAGCCGCAGGAAGATACAGCAGATACAGGATCAGAACAAGTAGATGATTCATCAATCACTACTCTACCACCAACTAGTACAGATGAACAAGTGTTAGCTTTTATTGAAAATTTAGAAAATGCTTCTACTGAAGAACTAAAAGAGGTTATAAATAGTCTTTCAGAACTTGATTTGTCTGGAGAAAAGTTAGCATCGGTTCTTGATGCCGTATTCAATGATGAACTGTCAGATGAAGAGACAGTTGAATTAGCCAAAGAAGTTCTTCAAGGAGAACTTGACGCTGAAAAACTAGAAACCGTTCTTGACGTCATCTTTGATAAAAAAGTAACTGATGAAGTTTTAATTGAAACATTTACGGCTGTTTTAGAAACAAAACTTGATGCTGAAAAGTTTGAAGCAGTTGTAAACATTCTTGAATCGGAGACTATTTCTAAAGAACAGGTTGCTGAAGTAGTTACTTTGATTATTGAACAAGAAGGCGGAGTCAATGAAGAACAAGCAACAGAACTTGCAACAAGTCCAAAAGTGTTGGAAAGCATTGACGGAGAACAAGCAACAGAAATATTTGATGCCGTGGTTGCGTCTGAGGTGTCGTCAGAAGATGGGTTAGCAATTTCAAAAGCAGTTCAAGAAGCGCCCAAAAAAGTTAGAAAAGCATTTGAAAAAGAACTCAATGTTTTTGAAGGTGTATTTGATGTGTATGTTCCCATGGGTTCCAGAGTGCCAGTGGGTGATCGCCGTGTCATCGTTGGCGTGGGTGCTGTATTATTAAGTGTCCCAGTTCGCATACGGGTTGGGTAAGGTTAACTAATTAAGATCGCATTAGAGGCCTCTAGGAGGCTATTACAGGCGACAAAACACCACATGGGCTACCTGACAGCGGACTTTATTAAAACTAGCGTATATGGAGTTTTATGGAAAATGTTAAAAAAGAATTAAAAGGTCTAATTTGGACCCTAGCCGGAACCGGGTTGGTGTTGATAACCCTATCTGGAAGTACTCGTACAACTGGCATTTGGATCAGTGTTGCTGCTATAGTGCTCTCGCTAGGAAGTGCATATTTATCTAAAGACGAATAAAGGTACATGAGACGGAACACAATAGGATTTTTAACACACGATTGGGCATTCGGAACAAAACCATTACAGCCTAACGGATGTGCTTGGTATAGATGTTTATTGCCAATGCGCGAATTAGAAAAACATGGTTGGCGTGCTGGTATCGGTTTGCCACAATTTAATAAAGAACACGGTTTTGGAATGATTTTGAATGAGAACCAAGCCGTACATGGTTGGGATATTTTGGTGTTCAAACTTCTTATGAGAAAAGAAGTGGCATCAGCAATGCCGATTGCTAAGGCCCTTGGTCAAAAAATAGTTGTAGATATTGACGACTTCTTTGATGGTTTAGACGAGACTAATCAAGCTTATGCTGTTACTGACCCAAAAAGAAATTCAGAAAATAATCGGGATCATTACAACTCTATTATTGCTCAAGCAGACGCAATAGTAACATCAACACCATTTTTGTACGATTACTACAAAGCAAAATACAAAAACGTTTACCTTGTACGAAACGGTATTGATCTACCTCGGTGGGTGCGTAGAAAAGATAGAGCAGCTAGTAGACCGACAATTGGTTGGGTGGGCGCAACTCCATGGAGGTCTAGAGACTTAGAAACTTTGTCCTCTTGGATTGGACCATTTATGAAGAAAAACAACTTATTGTTTCATCATTCTGGTCATACTAGAAATTCGCCCTTAGCTAGGGAGCAGCTAAAAATAGATAAACAACGATGCACGGATACTCCATTATGTCCAATTAGGGAATACCCTAAATTGTTTAACAAGATAGACATTGGAATTGTTCCTCTTAATGATTTACCTTTTAACCACGCTAAGTCCTACATAAAAGGACTTGAATACGCTGCTTCTGGAGTACCTTTTGTATCTTCCTATTCTCCGGAGTACGAGTATCTAGCGAACGCTGGTATTGGCAGAGTGGCTCGGAGTGCTGAAGAATGGCAATACCATTTAAAGGAATTAATCAATCCACAACTTCGCAAAGACGAAGCCGACGTCAATTATGAAATACTAAAAGAAAACTTTACAATGACCCAAACTGGTGCCGATTGGCACAAGGTAATGCTTAAAATACTAGCCTTGTAGTTTATTCTATAATATGAGCCATGGCTAGACCACCAAGAGGAATATCACGAGAGGCACGTGCTCGCGTTAAACAAAGCCTCTCGTCTACCGCACAATACAAAGATGCTCAAGAAGCTTTTGCCAAATCAACTCCAGAAACTAAGGATGTAATTCAAGGTGAAAAAGAACGCTTTGAACAGTGGGCAGCAACAGACCAAACACCAAACAATGGTCACGACCTTAAAAACTTAGGGGCAAATACTAATGGTACAAGTAGCACAAGAATCTTAAATGCTCAATACTTTTTTGATAAACAAACGTTAAATGGTGACATTTATGTAACTTGGAGAGGACAAGCAGGCAGGAAAAATGGACCTTATTACGTTTTTAACAATGTTCCAGCGTTTGTTGCAAAACGGTTTATGACCGCTTTGTCTAAAGGAAAAACTATAAACACGTCTGGACTTTCTGGTGGGTACACAACAGACATGGATAAATTTAAAAACCCATCAGCCACTCCGTTTGGTGCAAAAATTCAAAAAGGTGATTACGGGAACGTTCCTCCAATCCCAGGAATTCCTAAGGCTAATCCTCTTTCAGAAGAAGATTATGAATCGGGTACTGGAATACCACAGCAACAATAGCGCTAGGCTACACAACATGGCTATCAACACGGTTTACGGTTTTTGGTTTGTCTATTGGATAGTTCGTGATACTGCAACCAGTTCAACACCTAAATTAGCTATTGGTTGGCTTCGTGAACTGGGAGGCTATTGGCGTGTTGGAAAAGGGATTCAAATTAAAACAGGAAAGTACATTACACAAGTTGGTGTTTGTAAAAAACGAAAGTTTACAGATGAAGAAGAAGGGACGCTAAGCGTTCTTGAAGGTAGGATGATGACAACACCTACTAGTGAGATTGGAGATTGGCGTTGAGATTGTTCAAAACTACTAAGTTGCTGACTGAGGAAAAAGAAAGAACTCGTGCACAACTTCGTGCGGAGAGATTAGATACTTCATCTTTGTATACATGGATGGATAATTCCATTATGTCTTTGGGCGCTTCCTTTGATAATTGGCGCTTTAAAGATGCGCCATCAGCGGAGGTTGCTTCATGCATAGAAGCTATTGCTGTGGTATGGTCGGAAATTGAAAAGAGGAAAAATGACCGACACATGTAGATCACCAGAAGAACTAAAAATGGACAAAGTCGTAACTATGTTACGAAAGATGGCAAACGATATTGGATCGTTTCCTCGCAACAACATAATTAAACGAGAAGATTACCGTTTGATTGCTGACGTTGACGACCTTTACAATTTTTTAATTTGCGTTGAAGATCTTTATGAATACCACAAAGGACTAGTGCGCCCAACAGAAGTTCATCCGGACCAACTATCGTTATTTGAGATGTAGTGTATCCTTGTATGAATGAGCGAAACACTAATTGACGAACAATTACCAGAGGATTTAGTTGAAGAATTAGACGAAACCTCGGCTGAGTTTGTAGAGCAACTCGTCACAAAACTGGTATTGTTCACAGAACAATTCTGTGATGTTGAGTTTTTTCCCTATCAAATTCCAATTGCTTATCGTGTAATTGAATCTATTGTGCTGGGTGACGGCGAAGAAATAACGCTAGTTGCAACTCGCCAAAGCGGTAAATCAGAAGTCATTTCTAATGTGCTTGCATCCATGATGGTCATTCTTCCAAAGTTAGCTCCTGTATATCCAACATGGTTGTCTAAGTTCAGTAAGGGTTTTTGGTGCGGTGTATTTGCTCCCGTTGAAGACCAAGCCGACACGGTGTTTAGTCGCATAGTTAATCGTTTGACATCAGACCATGCTTTGACATTCTTGTTAGATCCAGAAATTGACGACAGTACCAAGGCTGGTGGCACACGAGGTAAGGGAAAAATTCTGGCGTTAAAGAATGCTGGGTCGTTGTGCCGTATGCAAACCTGTAACCCCAAAGCCAAGATTGAATCTAAAACGTATCACTTTGTGTTAATTGACGAGGCTCAAGAAGCTGACGAATACGTGATTGCCAAATCTATTAAACCGATGTTGGCGTTTAACAACGGAAGCATCATGCTAACTGGTACTGCTTCCCGAACCAAATCGTATTTCTACAAGATGATTCAATACAACAAACGACGAATGACCAGCAGTAAAAGGAGCATGAGAGACTGTCATTTTGAATACGACTGGAAAGTTGCTTCCAAGTACAACCAGAACTACCTAAAGTTTATTGCCAAAGAAAAACTACGAATTGGTGAAGATTCTGATGAATTTCAAATGTCCTACTGCAATCGTTGGATGCTTGAAAAAGGTATGTTTGTCACCGAAGAGCGCATGGAAAGACTGTATGAACCGTCTATGCCGTTGGTTAAACAATGGTGGAGAACACCTGTAGTTGCCGGAATTGACGTTGCTCGTTCTAATGACTCTACGGTAGTGACTGTCGTGTGGGTGGATTGGGACCATCCAGATCCGTTTGGTTTCTATGAACACAGAATTTTAAATTGGTTAGAAATAAACGACCAAGAATGGGAAAGTCAATACTTTCAAATTGTTGATTTTTTGCGTAATTATGAAGTTTGTAAAGTTGCTGTAGATGCCCAAGGTGTTGGTGGTGCGGTTGCCGAACGTCTTCAAATCCTTTTGCCCCACATAGAAGTAACGGCTACACCATCTGACTCAAAAAGCCAAAATGAACGATGGGTGCATTTGACCGAATTAATCCAAAGAGAACAACTTATTATTCCTGGGCATTCTAAAGCCCGACGCACTAAAATGTGGAAACGATTTAACCAACAAATGAACGATTTGGAAAAAGTTTACAAAGGTCCGTATATGTTGGCAGAAGCCCCTGACGAAAAAGGAGCTTTTGACGACTACCCAGATTCCCTTGCTTTGGCATGTTCTACAACCCTGCATGACACCATGCCTACAATCCAAGTTGGGGAAAACCCGTTCTTTAAATAATGGTATTCTTTAATATCCGATTAACTCTAAGGAGTGACACATGACAGTATCACCAGCACCTATGTTCCCAGAAACAGGTCGTAACGAAATTATGTTTGAAGGCGAGTACGCCCCAAGCATTCCAGGCAACAAGGGTCCGCTTCGCTTTGAAGAAGGCGTTGCTACAGACACCGACGTTCCAAACGATTTTGCCAAAGGCGCATACGAGGACACAGCTCCATCGCCAATGCGAATGAACCAAAACAACCCTGAGATGTTCTATAAGCATGCCGCAGATACTATGCGCGAGCGTGCACACGTAGGTTCGGCTTCGTGGGTTGAAGCACCATCGGTGCTTAGCGAGTTTGTGGAAGGTGCTATGGCTGGCGACGACATGCCGAAGTGGGAGTATTCCTACAACAGCGGTGGCCACATGAACCGTCCAAACGTAACTGTTGTTAGCGACTAACAATGGAAGGCGGAACAGCTTCCGCATCTGAGTCCGGCGGTCTTGAATCTGGAGACAGCGGTCTCACAGGAACGCAGGAACTATCTGAAAGTATTGCGCCCCGTTACGGGTTAAGTCCTTCAGGTGCGTATAACCCACGTGGTTACAAAAGCAGAAAAGGTATTTTTCAAACCCTTGTTTTGCGCACCCCACCAGCATCTGCTGAACTACGGGAACGACGACACCCGTTTGTACTTAACTCGTATTTGAAGAATACACTTGGTGTTTCGGTTTATCAACCAACTGGCTATGCTATGCCAAAGAATTTAGCGGGTTCGGGTTTGCAGCCAACTGCTCTATCTAATCAACAGTTCTCAGAAGAACCCATGGACCCAGTTGATTCCGCATTTGGTACACAGTCTCCGCATTTGGATTCGGGTGTTCGTGATGTTGAGCGACCAGAAGAAGAAGGACGATTGAGCAAAGAAACCGATCTTCGTAGGCGTGCATTGCACGTTGAAAAAGGTCGCAAAGACAAATACGACTACGGGAGTTAACACCATGGCTAAGTTACCGTCGCTAACAGACATCATAAACTCAGTGTCTGAATCTGAATACAACCAAGCAATGTCAACAAGAAATAGCCGACAGGCTGTTTTTAAGGATTGGAATAAATTTAAAACTTCTAAAATAATTCCTGGCTATAACAAACCTGGTGGCAAAGGTCTAACCATGGTTAGTGGCATGGACCCTGACGATGATGCATTCAACGCAAAAATAGCTAAAAATGCAACTCATCCAAATTCTAAAATTAATGTAGTTCACGAAATGGGAGTGTCTTTAGCACACGCTGACACCAGTGGGATATTTGATGCGTGCGCTGGTTGCAAAACAGCAGAATGCGAAAAACTGTGCAATGCAGAAAGTGGTCATGGAGGCATTCACAAAGAAGGAAAAGATAATGCTGTAATTAGAGCGCAAAAGATTCGTTCTGCATATTGGGCAGAAAACCCACAATTTGCAGGAGCACTTACAATCATGCAGGCTCGTAAGGGTGCAAGCGCAGCACGCGCAGAAGGATTAGTTCCCGCTATTCGTTTTAATATGTGGTCCGATGTGCACTTGCCTTCAACAACACTTGCTGGTCCTTTTATTCATGATCTATCTGGTTTAGGGAAAAAAGATCCTGAAGCAATCGGCGCAGCTAAAATGGTACCAATGTTGACGCACACTAATTACACAAAGAGAACAATGAACAGAGTACTTCGCCCTGGTGAAAAAGAATTTGACGCTGACAACCCTAAAAATTATATTGAAACGGGGAGTATCAGCGAGCAAACCCCTGTCAAACGGGTGCAACAACGAGTAGGCGCTGGGAAAACAGCACAAGCACCAGTATGGGCAACGCCAAGCCAAGTAAAACCAAATACTTGGACAATGCAAGATTCCCATGGTAATAGAGGAACTTTTAAGTCTTACGATGCAGACGCAAGTGATTCCAGATTTCTTGACGAAGAACTTGGGTATGGTGGACAAGTGGGGTTGTTGCGTCACAAATTAACTCCAGCATTTAGAGAATCTAATTACAAAGCTGGTCCATCTAGTTTTGTACGACCACTTGATCCAGATGCCCCAGTAGGTTCTCCTACTGGAATTCCAAAAAAATACGCACGAACAACATCAGTTTCTATCAGTCGCAAACCGTCAAGGAAGCAATTGGGCAATGACTGACGCCTGGGCAATAGTTATCGCCGCATCCATTCCTGTCTTGGCTACAGGAATTGGTTGGGTAATAAAGATTTTGGGCACCCTTTCAAAAACGAATAGAGATGACCACAACAAGGTCATGGAGGAAATGAAAGTGTTGACAAAGAGCGTCAAAAAAGTAGGAAAGAAACTAGATAAACACATAGATTGGCACGCTTATGAAAAATAAAGATTTGTTTATTAATGTTCTTCTTAGAATACTTGCAACTTTTGCCGCATCTGGTTTGGGTGTAATTGGTGCAGGCGCAATTGCTGGAGTGCCTTTGTGGAAGGCTTGTTTTATGGCTGGTATCGCTGGTGTTGCTTTTGTTGTAGAAGGATTGTCTCGTTCTTTCCTAGATGACGGAAAACTTACGCTTTCAGAAATTAATGATGTTTTTAACAAAGTTGACGGCAAGGATTCTGAAGTAAAAGAAGAATCAAAGAAACCAGTTAAATCTAAAACAAAGGATGTACAATGAGTAAAGTTGCATGGAATTACATTGTTCCAATCAAGATGCCTGCCGACCTTAAAGGAGTTGACCCTGGAAAACTGCCCGAATCTTTACTTAGACCAATCCCAGGAGGAGGAAAACTCCACTGGCTTGCAGCAAACGCATGGAACGCGATGGTCGCCAAAGCCAAAGCAGACGGACTTGAACTCAAGCCGACATCATCGGGCGACCTCTATCGCTCTTACGAGTCGCAATTGGCGGGTTTTAAGCAGCGCTACGTTTTGGAACCGATTGCAGGAACAAGCACAAAATCATTTGAAGGAAAAACCTGGTATTTAAAAAAGGGTATGGCAATGCTTGCCACTCCGGGAAAGTCAAACCATAATCTTGGTATTGCTGTTGATGTGCATTCAGCAGGAGAACCAAAGCGTCTTAATTGGCTGATTGCCAACGTCAAAGATTTTGGATTTTCATGGGAAGTGGTTCCCTCGGAACCCTGGCATTTGCGCTATGTATGTGGTGATACTCCACCTCCAGCAGTAGTTGCTTTTGCTAATGGGCAACCAGCACCTGCAGCAAATGCGGTAGCAGCCCCAGCAACTGAGGCTCCTCAAGATGCAAATAAGGCACTTCAACAAGCTCTTAAAGATAAAGGGTTTTACAATGGCGCAATTGATGGAGATCTTGGTCCAAAGACCCAAGAAGCTGTTAAAGCATTCAAGGTTGCAAACAAACTTAACGCCGACTCTGTTGTTGGTCCAAAGGTAAAAGAACTCCTAGGCCTAAAGTAGACATTACAGCACTTTGTTGACGGCACGTCATTGAGTTGATAGTATGCCTATATGCGGGTTTCAGACATTGATCTAATTGTTTACTTTTTACGAAAAGTCTATCCAGGAAAAATGGAAGAAGAAACGTTAGTAAACTTGATAGACAAGCTGTTGTTGGAAAAGAAAAACAGGTTGGCCAAAAAGGAAACAAAATGACCAAAGGTACGCAAGAAAAAACACTGCTTTCAAAATTAGCAGTGATGTCGCAAGAGGTTGAAGCACCTTGTCCATTGGGTAAGATCCACAAACGATTGGACAAAGAAACAGCGCAGGCTTTTATAACTGCATTACAAAGCCCAGCTTCAACAAGCCAAATACATAAAGCATTAATTACAGAAGGATTTTCAATATCAAGAACCACACTCAACCATAAACGTCATTGTTTTAAAGCGGGAACAGATGACCAATGTTTATGCTTCCCTAATAACTTGGAGAAAAAACAATGAGTAACCTACAGAGCAAATTAACTAATATTACGTCTGAACAAGAAAAGAAACAACGCAAAGATAAATTGATTAGTTCTTTAGCAGATGTGTTGCTTGAAAAAGACATTGATGTATCTGAAATAGGTGACCTTAAAAAGGTTACTGTTACACAACGCTTCTCTAAAGATAAAGAAGGTGAACCACAAACTCAAGAAACAGTTGTTGTTCAATTGTCTCCTAAATGGGAAATTGGTCCAGAGTGGCCTTTAGTAAAACAAGGACCATCTTTTAAAATTCCAGTAAATAAAGCATCATCTAAACCAGCTACTGGATTTAAAACATGCGTTGTTGTTCCTGATTTGCAAATAGGTTTCTATCGTGGAAGGTCTGGAGAATTAGAAGCCACTCATGATGAGAAAGCAATTTCTGTTTCGTTGGCAATAATAAAAACAGTAAAGCCAGACGTGATCGTTTGTGTTGGTGACAATTTAGATTTGCCGGAAATGGGGAAGTATCTTACATACCCAGCGTACGCACAAACAACACAAGCATCAATTGATAGAGCAACTGCTTTTTGTGCAGAGATGCGAAGCGCTGCTCCCAACGCACAAATTGTTTGGCTGGCAGGTAACCACGAAGAAAGAATGCCTAAGTACTTGCTTACCAATGCTGGAGCCGCATACGGTTTAAGAAAAGGAAACATTCCAGAATCTTGGCCAGTATTAAGTGTTCCCTATCTATGCAGAATGGATGAATTTGGTGTTGAGTACCGTCCTGGTTATCCAGCATCGGATTTTTGGATTAATGAAAAATTACGAGTAATACATGGAGATAGAGTTAAATCATCAGGATCAACAGCACACGTTTATTTAAATGCGGAGAAAACGAGCGTAATTTATGGACACATTCACAGAATTGAAACTGCTTATAAAACTAGAGAAGACTTTGACGGTCCTCGCACGATCATGGCGGCGTCGCCTGGTTGTCTCGCTCGTATTGATGGCGCTATCCCTTCTACTAAAGGTGGCGTAGATCTAGACGGACGACCATTGACTCGTTACGAAAATTGGCAACAGGGTCTTGGTATTGTCACCTATGAAGACACTGGAGCACATAAGTTTGCTTACGAAGTAATTCCAATTTACGATGGTTGGGCTATGTACCACGGCAAAGAATACAGTGCGTAACATACATGACAACAATTATTGCTATTCAAGGAGATGGGTTTTCAGTAATTTGTGCTGATTCTCGTATTAGTGATTCTTACTCTGATGGGTTGATTTCACAGATAGGAACTTTGCGTGAAGGATCTGGAAAAGTGGCCGTCAATGGAAAATACCTATTAGCAACTGCTGGTGACCTTAGAGCAATTAACATTCTTCAACATGTATTCCAACCACCAACGCCAACTCCAAACACCAGAGGTAAAAAACTAGATCAATTTATTACCAGTAAATTCATTCCGGCATTACGAGAATGCTTTGATTCTCAAGGATATTCAGTTCCTGACCGTGACGATAAAGAACACATGGCTGAACAAGGGTCAACTATTCTTTTGTCAATCAATGGAACATTGTATTTAATTGATGGAGATTATTCGTGGTATTCGGACTTTACTGGGTTATACGCAATTGGCACTGGATCATCATACGCTCTTGGGGCATTACAGGCTTTAGTACATAACAAAAAACAAACTGTTATTCAAGCAAAAGCCAACGCTATAAAAGCCATAGCAATCTCTGCTAAGTTTGACCCTTACACGGGTGCGCCATACCACACCTTTGTGCAAGAATACGAAGTACGCAGTAAATCGCGTAAACCTGTATAATTAACAAACCAACAAAAGGAGTAATACCATGAAAACAGCTCATGTAGACGCAACAGCAAAAGGAGCCTTGCTAGGCTTGTTGACATATGTCGGCACAAAATACGACGTTTCAGCAGAGGTAGTAGCCGCCTGTGTTCCAGTAGCAGCCCTTGCTCTGTCATTTGTTTCAACCAAAATTGGTGACAAAAACACAACTATGCTGATTGACTTGGCTACTAAAGCCGTAGCCGCAGCCCCAGCAAAACCTGTTGCCAAAAAAGCCCCAGCAAAAAAGAAGTAATATCTTATTACTTTCTTAAAGAGGTTTTAAATGCCTATTGATTTTTGGTCTCCGTCTTATAGGGCTGCATCTAGCGATCTAACAGTTGCTATCAGCCCTTTAGGATTAGTTGAACTTGCCGACGAAGAGTTTGAAGTTCACGGCCCACGCCTTAACCGCTACTCTGCTGCATGGGCTTGGTACTTAGGACACCATTGGTCATACCGTCGCGAAATGGGCGACAACAACATCACCATGAATTATGTCCGAACAATGTCGGACTTCATCACCAACTTTTGTTTTGGTAAGGGAATTCAATTTAAAGTTCCTGAACAAAACCAAGCAATTATTCCACGACTTCTTCACGAAATTTGGGATAACCAAAACAACAAACATTATTTGCTTTGGCAGATGGGGCAATTAGCCAGTGTTACTGGAGATTGTTTTGTAAAAGTTGCGTATGATGAACCATATACAGACGGTGCTGGTGTTGTTCGTCCAGGTCGTGTTCGTATTTTGCCTCTTAACCCAGCGCACTGTTTTCCTGAATATCATCCACATGATCGTGAACGCTTGTTGCGTTTCAAACTTAAGTATCGGTTTTGGGGCACATCTCCAGAAGGTACTCGTCAGGTTTATACCTTTACGGAAATACTTACTGATGAACTAGTTCAGCAATACGTAAACGACGAACTAATTGATTCGTATCCAAACCCCATTGGTACCGTCCCTATTGTCCACATCCCAAACATAACGATTACTTCGTCACCTTGGGGTCAATCAGACATTTGGGATGTAATTCAATTAAACCGTGAACTTAACGAAAAGATGACTGAAGTTTCAGACATCATCAATTACCATGCTGCTCCAGTAACAATTATTACTGGTGCAAAAGCAAGTCAACTTGAGCGAGGTCCAAAGAAAGTTTGGGCTGGTCTTCCAAAAGATGCACAAGTATTTAACCTTGAATCTCGTGGAGAAATGGCTGGAGCACTTGAATACATTCAATTGATTAAACGAGCAATGCATGAAATTACTGGTGTTCCAGAAACGGCACTAGGACAATTTCAACCAGTATCCAACACTTCTGGCGTTGCTCTAGCAATTCAATATCAACCTTTGATGAACCGTTATCAAATGAAAAAAGTGCACTTCACTAACGGTTTAGAAAAACTTAATGAAATTATCATCAGAACAGCATCAGTATTTATGCCAGAACTTTTGGTATACGACCCATCACAATCGGCAATGCCGGAAGCAGATCAACTAACACAGTTAGATCCGATGGACCCAAATACCTACAAGACAACAATTCATTGGCCAGAACCACTTCCTGTTGATGCTCTTATTAAACTCAACGAAGCACAAGCAAAAATGGCATTGGGCATTGAGTCTAAAAAAGGTGCTCTTCGTTCACTAGGCGAAGAATTCCCGAACGAAAAGATGATTGAAATCTTTGACGAACTTATGGACGACGCAATTGACCAAGGTGCACTTGATATGGTACGTGCACAGATTGGTCAAGCAGTAATGCTTGCTACAGGCCTATTGCCTGACGCATCTGGCATGCAAACGACTTCTGCTGGAGGTGCTAATGTATCTAGTGCGGGAAGTTCGGGAACGGGCGGACCGCTTCCAGGTGTTGGTGGTATTCCACCAATTGAGGAAGATCTAATTAATAAAATGACTAGTCGGGCATATGGCGCAAGGTTTGCACAGCGTCGTATTCCTGATGAAGACAAATAATTCGTTAACTACATCAGTAAATATTCGCTAAACAAAACATAGGAGAAAATTATGGCAAAGCGAGAGACAGATGAAATCACCATCCCTGCAATTGCAGTTGATGCGTTTAATGAGGCGGCTCAACAAGTAGCCCCAAGTAATCAAGTTACCCCAACGGGTAAAACCTTTTCTGAGACAGATGTTGAAAACATCCGTAAGCAGGAAAAAGACAAGATGTACAAGCGGCTTGAAGAAGCCGATGCACGAGCAAAGGCAATGGAAGAGCAACTCAAAGTCCTTGCACAGGATCGTGAAGCAGCTATTAAAAAAGCTGAAGAAACGGCTCGTGCTGAGGAAGAAGTTCGCAAACAACGTGAGTTTGAAGAACTTACATCTAAGCAATTGTTGGCAAAAACTGAGGATGAGTTTAACATCAAGATTAAAAACATTGATGCTGAATGGCAAGCTCGGTTTGCAGCAATTGAAGAGGATCGCAAGTCTCAACAAGCATTGCTTGATAAAGAGCGCGAATTGCGTGAATTAGAAGCCTACCGTCAGCGAAAGCTTCACGAGGAACAAGAAAACATCATTCCAGAATTGATTGATCTTGTTGCTGGTAACACTATTGAAGAGGTAGACGCTTCAGTAGATATTTTGCGCCAACGCAGTGCTGCTATACTTCAAAGTGTCCAACAAGCGACGCAACCACGCCAACTTAAAGGCGTATCGGTTACTTCGCCAGTGTCTGGACCAATGGAAAACCAACAGGAATACCAAACGTTGAACTCGGATGATATCCGAAACATGACAATGGACCAGTATGTTAAAATGAGAGACAGGCTATTAAGTTCACGATCCAATAAAGGTCGTTTTTAAGGTCCAATATTCAACATGAAATTTAGGAGATAAATTATGGCAATTCCAGGCCCACAGGGTGGCGCAATTACGGGTGCAGGTCTTACTTCGGTAAGCACAACTGGTTACTCAAGTGATGCAACACTCTCACCAGCGATTCAACAGATTTGGTCAAAAGAAATTTTGTTCCAAGCAATGCCTGTTCTTCGTTTTGAACAATTCGCAGTGAAGAAGACCGAACTTGGTGTAATGCCTGGTTTGACAATCAACTTCATGCGTTACACCAATCTTGGTGTTGACGAGACAAACGGCGCGACCCTTACTGAAGGTGTTCGTCTTGAGCCAGTAGCTTTGTCAGCATCGCAGATTCAAATCACAGTTGGCGAACAAGGCCAAGCTCTTGCCGTAACCGAACTGTTGCTTAACGCATCATTTGACGACGTAATGGCTTCATCAAGCCGTTTGCTTGGTCGTCACATGGCACAGTCAATGGACATCCAAGCACGTAACACGCTCTATCAGAACGCTGTTCCGTTTGGTGGTGGCGCAGCAGTTCCACCAAGCGTTGTCTTTGGTCGCAAAACCAATGGTTCAACACGTGGTTCAATTGCTCCTTACGAGTACTCGGCAGCTGGTACGTACAACGATCCTGGCTACCTCTCACCTGCAACAATTAAAGATGCAGTTGAAATTCTTGCTGGTCAGAACATCCCACGTCTTGGTGACACATACGTGTGCTTCGTTCACCCATCACAAAGCCGTGCGCTTCGTGACTGGCCAGAATTCATTGAAGTAACAAAATATGCTGCTCCAGGCAACTTCATGCTCGGTGAAATTGGTCGTATCTACGACGTAGTATTCATTGAGACAACTCAAGTTGCTCAAGGTGGCGGTCCTGCAGACCTTGTGTCGGGCACGACTGGCAACCAAGCACCAACAGCATCTTCATACAGCGCCATCATGATTGGTGACAACGCTTTCGGTCACGCTATTGCATTGCCAGTAGAACTTCGTGACGGTGGTGTCATTGACTTTGGTCGTGAGCATGGTCTTGCTTGGTACGCAATTTGGGGCTTCGGTATGATCACTGGAGAATCCCGTGTTGTACTTAACACCAAGGGTGGCGCAATCGGCGCTTCGTAATTATCTCTAAGATGTAAGTGGGGGTTAATACCCCCACTTTATTCTTAACTACACAAAAAGGAACCATAAAATGGCACGTGCTAAAAAAGAAATTAAAGAATTTGTTGAACAAGACCAAAGTTTGTACGCAATTGAGCGTGATGAGGCGGAAGTACTTGATCCAAACACTAAAGACGACTTGGTATCAGCAAGAGTCAAAGGTAGTTGGGTTATGTTTTGGAGCCAGTCAAGCTATTCATTTGTTGATGGACAACGTTACAAGCTTCCTCGTGAACTGTTTAACTACCTTAAGAAAACAGGAAACATCTACGACACGCTCTGAGGTTTAAATAATGACAGGATTTATAGTACCGAACGCAAATCAATTTGGTGTATCAATCCAAAGTTTAGACCAAGCAGAACCTGATTCATTAGATTTTGAAATTGTTGGCAACAATCGCTATGCGGTTCTTTCTGGACTATCCGCTACCTTTAACGCAGCAGTCAACGGATCAGCAATCGTTGCTGCTGGTGAAGTAATCATTGATGGCGTTTACGGACAAGTTTCCGGAACTACTTTAAACTTTACAGCCCCTGTTGCTGACCCACGTTTTGATTTAATTGTTGCCCAAAATAGTTCTGGAGTATTTTCATTGAATACTGTGGTTGGTACTCCAGATGCAACAAACCCTATTTTCCCTGTAATAGCTTCTACCCAAATTGTTCTTTATGCTTTGTACCGAAAGTCTGGAGAAACTTTTGGCAACAACAGCGTTGTAGATAAACGAAAACTAACTTCTACAATTATACGAAGCGGAACTGGAGTTCCACCTGCAGTTGGCGTAGACGGAGATTTGTATATCCGAACTAGTTTTACACCAGCATTGGGACAATCGTCTCTATATGTAAAACAATCCGGGTCTTGGCAAAACTTAGGTGTGTACACTGTAGTTCCTGATGTCCCTTTGAATCCATTTTTGCTTGTTGGATTGTGAGCGAAGAACTTCTTCCTACTCCCACGGGAACTGTTGCAGACATTACAAGAGTTCGCCGCGTTAGCTTGGGGCGATTTAGAGAACAACAGCCTGCAATGAACCAAGAGTTGCAAGACACAGTTCCTGGCTCTGGTTCTGGCGATCAATAATAAAGTAAACTGTTATCATGCATACAGTATTTGACCCTGCTTCCGTAAACACCATTACAACAATTGCTAGAGGGTTCTTAAGAGATTTTCCTAAGTTTTTTCAAGTATCGTTTAATGCAGTAGGTAGAACTTACGAATTAGGAAATCCAAATATTGACAAAGACTCTTTATGGGTTGCTTCATACACAAACAGCGCCCCAGTAACTATAACTTCAAGCACTTCCGCTAGTTCTTATTACTCACTAGATGCACGCAATGGCATTTTGCGGTTTAATCAAACCCCAACTGCTGGCGCAAACATCTTGGTTGAAGGTTACTACTATGAATGGGTTTTGCCTTCAGACCTTGAGTTTTACGCAACCCATGCTATTGAGCAACATGTCTACAACTTGGATTTGCCACTTGAAAAAATGTCTGGGATTGTTATTGACACCATTGGCATGAGTTGTGTTGTTGAAGCACTGTGGGGTTTGCTTACTGAATACAGCCGAGACATTGATGTTACTACCTCAGAGTCCGTACATATCCCGGCAAGCCAACGGTTCAGAATGGTTCAAAGCCTACTTGACTATTGGTCAAAAGCATACGAGAAACAAGCCAAGGCTTTAAATATTGGTCTTGAAAGAATTGAAATAATGAATCTTCGCCGTGTATCTAGAAGTACAAACAGGTATGTCCCAATCTATAAATCCAAGGAACTTGGAGAGTACGGCCCAATTGAACGACTCTTTCCAGAAATTGGAGACGGTGTTATCAACATTGAGGAACCTGAAGACAAGCAAATTAGCGATGTTTTTGTAACTATTGAGCCTGGAACGACAATAAACTCGTCTGCTATCTACGGAATATAAGCCATGGATGGTCGTAGAGAACTTGCCCATATTCGCAAGAATTATCGTCAATACCACCGACAAGTTGGAGAAACCATAGCGTGGTTTAGTTTCATTCCCTTTTCAGCTGAGGGTAGCGAATATGACGATGTATATGACGAAGGACCGTCTGGTGCAGATGGTAAAAAATACAAAGACAAGGTCATTGTTCCAGTACTGATGGTTACTGAAACTGAAGACACAAAACGGGCTATCCCAGAAGGTCGTCAACCAGTGCAGGTAGTAAACGTCGTTATGTCTATTGCTGACATGCGTGATGCTGGTATTGACGAACCTTACGAATACCAACGACATCTAAACGACATGTTTATGTACGATGCTAGGTATTACAGCGTTACTATGTACCGAGTTCGTGGTCGTGTAAAGGATGACGTATTGGTTGTTGTTGAGGGAATTGAAGTTTATGTCAATGATGAAATGCCTAACGATCCAGGTCCTGCAGCATTAACTGTAAACGATTTTCCATGGCCCTCTACGTTGCCATCCCTTACCTGATAAACTGTAAATACTTAGCGTGCGCTAAGTAATACAACGCCTAGGGTTAAAGGAGTGCCAATGACTGGCAAATCTACGAACGCATCCTCTACCCCTATTGTCGCAGGTTGTCCCGCTCCAATTACTTACCTTGCAGACCTTTTCTTAAACATGGAAGAACACTTAACTAGGATTGTTGGGGAAGCAATTATTGAAGAAGAAAAACGAATTAAAAAATCATTGCCTGAAAAAGAAAAAGAATGGGCATCTATTGCTAAGGATTTCAGTATTGATTGGGACCCTGAAGACTTGTCGTTTCACTATAATGTAGCGGGCGCCTCAAATGCAAAAGCCGCAAGTTTAGAGTATGGACCACCTGCTAAATCTTTGTTGAGACATGAAGTTCTTACAGTTAATAAGACCCTTGGAAAGCAAATTAATACTAAAATTAAAGAATACTTAGGCGATAAACTATGAAAACTGGGTTTTTACTAGCCGAGGACGAAGCTGTTAAATTGCGTTTTTCTAACTGTACCGTATCTGATGACCGTAATAATTTAAGAGAAGTAGACGTGTTTTTTAGATACCCAGAATCAGAAACTGAACGTAACTACCCATTTATCACAATTGAACTTATTGACGTATTGCACGCAACAGACAGACAACATTCCGATGTTTCTATTTATTCTGGAAACGCTGGTGGGTGGTCAGACAATCCAGCATATTTTGATTATTGGCCTAGCGTTAGCGCCAGCGTTACTGGTGGGTCAACAAACTCATTTAAACAATCTGTAGAGTTTATACCAGTAGACCTTTTATATCAAGTTTCTACTTACTGCCGAACAGCCCTACATGATCGTCAATTAACGTCTAGATTATTGCAAAGAGTCGTTCCTTTTAGGTACAATTCTATTACTATTCAAGCCGATAATACGGCAAGAAGGTTTGACCTGTTGGATTGGACCAACGCAGACCTTTTGGACCAAGAATCTGGCTTTAGAAAACGTATATTTCGCAAGGTATATACTTTAAAAATGTCATCGGAAATTGCGCCAGATGACCTCGCCGCTATTACAACGGTTAAACCAGTGTCCACAATTAATAGTACAATTGAACATCAACTAACAGTTTTTAATGAGTAATATCTCGTCCATATCACAATCACATAGGAGTTATCATGGCATATGAGCGTCCAGGAGTATACGTTTCGGAAGCGGCGTTTACTACCAACATTCAGGCAAATACAGGCGTTACCGCTGCAGCTTTTGTAGGTACGGCTGAACGCGGACCAACTACACCAGCGTTAATCACAAGCTGGGCACAATACACAAGTTTGTTTGGGGCGTTGGACAATGCTTACGACCTTGGTTATGCGGTTTACCATTTTTTTGCAAATGGTGGTCAATCAGCTTACGTCACACGTGTAGCAGACGGTTCTGCTGTAAAAGCTACCAGCACTATTCAAGGAACACCAGCTGTAGGTGCTGCCGCTGACATTTGGACACTTGAAGCCAAATCTGTTGGTGTTTGGGGAAACAACTTAACTGTTGATTACACTTTTGACGACACCACATTGGTCACACCTACAACAACTCCAAAATTTACAAAAAACACTTTGTTTACAGTAACTGTAAAATCTAGTGGCGTTCAAGTAGAAGAATGGTCTGGAGTGTCGGTTGACCCTGAAAGCAACAGATACATTACAACAGTTCTTGACTTGTATTCTTCCTATGTAACGACAGCAAGTGTTGCTACTGTTGCAGTAGGTGCTGAGCTTACAATTACTGGATTGACATCATCTTCATACACAGTTACCAAGACTTTTGCAAACGGTAGCGATGGCATTGGTTCAATTGACTCAACCGATTGGGCAACGGCATTGAACGCTTATGACACCAATCAGCAATCGTTAATCTTCAACTTAGTTGGTCAAACCTCATCTACAATTGTTAACAACGGAATTACCAAAATGATTTCTCGTGGTAACTCGTTCTTGGTAGTAGACACACCACTAACCGCAACAAGCAAATCTTTGTTGTCAGCAGCAGTTGCTGGATACACGCAATCTAGCTATGCAGCTGTTTATGGTCCAGCCCTTAAAATGTACGACCCAACAAAGTCCGGTGCTGCAGCAATTCGCAATACCTTTGCAGGTGGAGCCGTTGTTGGTGCAATGGTTCGCTCAGAGGTAGCACGAGGCGTTGCTAAAGCTCCAGCTGGTTACGGCTTGGATTTGCGCAACGTATTTGGCCTTGTTGCAACTCTCACTGAAGCAGAACAAGGTTCTTTGTATAAAACAGAACAGTTGAACCTATTTAGCGTCGTTCCTGGAGTTGGCGTAATTATTAATGGTGCTCGTACGCAAGCGCGAGGCACATCAGATAAGTTCATCACCGTTCGCCGTTCACTTAATTTCCTAAAACAAACGCTAAAAGATGCAACAGCATTTGCTTTGTTTGAACCAAACGACGCACGCTTGTGGTCAGATTTGACTGTTAAAGTTTCGGCAATTCTTACTAACTTTTGGGGCACCGGAGGTTTGAAAGGAATAAATACTGGCGAGGCTTTTTACGTTGTCTGTAACTCAACAAACAATACGGCTCTTACAGTAGAAGACGGACAAGTAAACATTGAAGTTGGGGTTGCTTTGCAAACTCCTGCTGAATTTATTGTAATTACCATCAGTCAGTTTGCTGGTGGTTCAACAGCAACATCTATCTAGGAGATACTATGACAGTTCATACACAACGTACAGACCCTCTTCGTAATTTTAAATTTATAGTTAGGTTTACACCTATTGATGAGACAGGGTCTCTTGGTAGCTTGGTAGACGGAATTGGGGAATTAGGTTTTGCTCAAATGGGTGGGCTTTCAGTTCAAAACGAATTGATTGCTTATCGTGAAGGTGGAATGAATACCCATCCGCACAAGATGGTTGGTCAATCAGACTTCCCGCCAATTTCATTTGCACGTGGAGCTTTTGCAAAGCAAGCACAGCTCTATAAATGGCAGCAATTCATGCACTCATGGGTTGACGGTGGTGCAGCTGGAATAACAGGCGGTTCAAAAGGAAATGAAACTAACTATCGTTGCAACGTTATTGTTCAAGTATTTGATCATCCATATACTGCATCTCCAGTGCAATACGCTTACGACAGTTCTACTGCTAATAAAGCAGTTAACCCAGGAAAAGCCAAACTAGCTTTTAAGTTGTTTAACTGCTGGCCTGGTGCTTATGGTCTTAGCGATCTTAACGCTGGTGACAATGGCATCATGATTCAACAACTTAACATTCATCACGAAGGTTTTGTAGTAGCTTGGACAGATGAGGATATTACAAAAATCGTTGGAGCAAATTAATTAAAAACATATTTAAAACATAGGAGTAAACAATGGGTACACAACAAGATGCTGCAGCTATTGCAGCGGCTATAGCCGATCCAGTTCCACGAATAGTAGCTACACCAAATACCACTTTAGAATTAGTTTGTGGTGTTTTTAATGAAGCTACTAAAGAGTGGGAAACTACGGCTGTAGTTAAAGAACTAACTGGTGAAGACGAAGAAGCTTTGGCAGCACTAGACGCAAATGATGATTTGCTTTATGCTCAATACATGGCAGCACTTTTAAAACGAAGTGTTGTCACTGTAGGAAACATCAAGGTATCTGAAAATCCAAACATTATTGACGAACTTATTTTAGGCGATAGGGATTCTTTATTCCTTGCAACTGTCCGTGCAACCTACGGTGAAAATCGTGAATACGAAATAAAATGTCCTCACTGTACACAATCAAATGACGTGTTAATTGAAATGTCGGGGTTTCCGGTTAAAAAACCAAAACACAACCCACAAGAACCAATAGTGGTAACATTGCGCAATGGGACAAAACAAAAGTTTCGTCTTGTCTCAGGAAAAGACAGCCAGATTGTTGGCAAAAAAGCCAAGAGCATTCCAGAACAAAACACAATCCTTATTTCTCGTTGTGCTGTGTGGGATGATGATAACAAACCAAATGACGTTGAAAAATGGGCAAAAAGTCTTGGCATGAAAGACCGTGCCGCAATTATTGACAAGTTACTTGAAGCACAACCAGGCCCAGAAATCAAGGAGGTGGAAGCCCACTGTGCCCATTGCGAAAAACCTTTTCCAATCGCACTAAACTGGGCCTCCCTTTTATTCGGCTAATCTAGTAAGTACATATTGGGATTACGATGCTATTGCATCTGTTTACAAGGGCTTTTCGCTCAACGACATACAAAACATGACGGTGCGTCAGCGCACCTATTGGGCGGCAATGAGCCGTTGGCGTAAACAGGCGTAAATAGGAGTAATCATGGCAGAAAAAAACTTAGGAGACTTACGAGCTAAATTTAAAGTTGACGTTGACCAGATGGACAAGTTGGCTAATGGCATCAAGTCTGTTAAAGCTGATTTTGCATACTTAAAAAATAATCTTGGTACTATCAACACCGAGTTAAAGAAAACATTAGATTATTTAAGGGAAATTAGCGGTTTAGGCGGGTTAACTGGAACTTCCAGTGGTGGTAAAGCGGCAGCTGGTGCTGTTAAATTGCCAATGACCGTTAATGGTGACCGTGCTGATGGGGTAAGTGTTAGTGGCACGGGATCTAACACGATCACAAACAACATCAATTTTCCTGCAATGTACAAAGAACCACCTACTGGCGGTGGCGGTGGTGTGCCCGCAATTGGTGGAAAAGGAATGCTTGCAGCAAGGGGAATGCAATACCTTTCAACCACCATTGATGCAATGAATCAAAGAATGGACAATAACTATGCTCGTTCATTGTCCGCAGACAAATTAGGTGTTTACTACCAACAGCAACAAGGCATTTCTCAAACTCAATACATCAACATGCGGCAAGAAATGACTGGGCAACGCCTTGGTTATGGTGGCATTAGCACACTTCTTACCATGCAAGCACAGACAGGTTTGAGCGCTTCAGGAAATGCCGCTGGTTTTGCTGGGCTACGAGCACTTTCTGGTTACTCAATTGGAACAGATCAACTTGCGCAACAAGCAGCAACTCTTGCAGGACCTGCTGCTAACAACAGACTGACAATGATGTTGGGCACTGGCATGTACGGTCTTGGTGGTCAACAACGTTCTATGGACAAAGTCATGCAACAAATTGTTCAAAGAACTGGACTTACTAATGAGGGAAGACTTGCTGGTGCTCGTCAAGCAGGATCTAACACTAGGGCTATGTTGATGGCGTCTGGTGTGCCTGAAGACATGATTGACCAAATATTGGATTATGCAAATGCCAATATTCAATATCAGAAAAAAACTGGTAAAACAACAATGTACGATCCGTCTAAAGAACAAGACCGTCAAGTTATGGGTATTGAAAAAAGTTTTGCAACACAGGCTGAAGAAACGGCTCGTGTTAGAGAAGGTCGTGATGAAAACTACTACAAACGACAAGCCGATAATCTTGCACAAATGGAAGAAAACACTCAAAAAGTTACTAAAGCGTTGGGATTGTTAGAAGAAAGATTAAGTGGAATTGTTGGCGCCAACATCTCTTCACGCAACAGCATGTTTAGAAAACTTACTGGTTACGGAATGATTGCAGCAGGCGGATTAATGACTGTAGGAACTTTGGGAGGAGGTGCTCCCCTTGGCCTAACTCTTGCTGGGCTAGGCACCAATTTATTATCAACTTCACCTTCTGGAGACCCCGTTACTGGGGACAAAACAAAAGGTGTAAATATCCCTTTTAAAAACGGGCAGATACCGCTAGCTGACCTTGTTAATTCACCAGAATTTTCTCCATTAAATTCATCGTTTAAAACTAGATTGTTAAAAATGTTTGAAGACAATCCAAACGTTGGGTTGGCAGACGGTCATCGTTCAGAAGAAGATCAGAAAGCTTTGTTTCTTTCTCGTTACACAGAATCAGAAAACGGAGATGTATCTTGGAACGGAAAACGATACCGACATGTTAGTGGAGCACCAGTTGCCCCTCCAGGAACATCTATGCACGAATTGGGTCTTGCTGCCGACCTAACCGGAGATTTGGATTGGGTAGAAAAGAATGCAGCAAAATACGGATTAAAATCTTTTGGCGGTTCACATGGCGAACCATGGCACGTACAACCTGCAGAACTTCCAAAAACTAGGGCTGAATACCAAGCAGGTTTAAATGCTGTACAAAGCGCTGGCACTACCAGTGTCGCACAACAAATTCAAACAACTAACTTAAAATCATTGCTTGATGATGGTATTGCAGGTGGAGCAGGAGTTGCTGGAAAACAATCAATGTTGGGTGCAACCAACGCACCAACACCTAGTACAGGAACTGCACCAGGTATATCAAAACTAGAAACTGTTGCGACAAACAAAGCAGAAGCATTTGTAAACCAAGCGTTAAAAGCGCAAGGAGATACATATGAACTTAACACAGCTAGAGATTTATCCAATCCAGATCCTGACAAGTTTGATTGCAGTGGTCTTGTTGTTTGGGCAGCTAAACAATCTGGTTACGAAGCTCCTGGTTTTGGAAATACAAACGCCGACGGTCTTTTAAAGTACACTGAAAAAACTGGTGGGGCACTGTCTCCAGAAGATGCTAAAAAGAAAAAAGGAGCGTTACTTTTTAGAAAAGATGGAGAAGCTCCAGCACACCATGTGGCTATCAGCCTTGGAGATGGTACAACAATGGAAGCAAAGGGAACAAAAGAAGGTGTTGGCATATTTCCAGAAAGAAACACTTGGAATTTTGGTGGAGAACTTCCAGGAATGTTTGCTGCTGTAGGCGACCCTGTTTCTAATGAACCAACACGGGGTTCTACCAATGTGCAAGTTGCAGGTAATACTAGTGTTACAATTGCTCCGAACATATACGTGACCTCCACTGGAAACAACCCGTCAGACGCAAGACGTATGGCTGAAGAAATAGCCCGATTACTGGATAATGATCTTAAACGAGAACTGTTGAGGACAATCTAATGCCGCAAAATTTGTTTAGTGATTCTAAAGATTTATACAATTCAAAAGTAAAAACAACTCTTGATAACTTAAGTAAACCGTCTTATCTTGACAACCCTCCGTTTATTTGGCCTGGAGCAACTACCCACGATCTGTCAACGCTAGATGGAACATATAAACCCCTTCGTGGTTACATTCGTAGATTAAATGAGTTTTATAAAAATATGGGTATAGATTCCACCAATATTAGTAACAGAAAATGTAATTTTCAATTTCAACCAGAGAGCGTTGTGCGTAATGTTGCGGGCAATAGTTATGATACTCAATACTTTTTTAACCAAGATCCTGGACAACTTACTGTTCCTATTCCTGGACAATCAACTTTTAACATTAAACTTTTGTTCAACAGAGAAGCAGAAGTCAGTAGAAACCAATATTTAACAGGTAACAAAATTTTACGTGAAGGTAAGAAAAACCCATCGCCAACAATTTTTGATAATAAAGATTCTTTGTTTGCTACGGAAAAATTTGATCAAAGTTGGGTAACCAAAATTGGGGTTCTTGCTGATATTCTAGTTTTAGATGCAGTAATAGGACAAGGAATTAATTCTGAAACTGTAAGCATTATTAAAAAGATTGCTGATAAAGCCGCATCAGCAGCAAATGCTACTACCCAATCTTTTTCAACCCCAGGAACTACATTAACGGCTAAACAACAAGACGCCCAAGACCGAAAAGATTTTAATGCAAAAGCTGCTGATTTCTGGACAGGACAATCAGGATCAAATCCTAATTTAGGTAACCAAGCATTTTTAGTTCCAACACCAGTTCGTATCGTTCTTTCAAACAACATGATGGTTGAAGGTTTTGTGTTACAAAGCGCTGTAAATTTTCATAAATTTTCTAGAGACTTTATCCCCACTCAAGCAACTGTAGAGCTAAGCGTTCAAGCTCTATACATTGGTTTTTCAAAACAAAACACAATTCTTACTACGCCAAATCCAATAACTACTGAAACTGGTCCAGATACGCCGACGGTTACTACGTCCCAAACTTTAGCCCATAATGCAATAGAAGATAGATTAAAAACTATATATAAAGGCTCTCCTAAACATCAGAAATCAACTCAAGATTTATTAAAATATTTAACCCTTACTGAAACATTACATAACTTTTCTTTTGATATGTTGTTGACAGATGCAAGTAATGAATATAGAAACACCTCACTGACAGAGCTTACTGGAGGAGTCTCTTCGTTTTTTTGGTCTGGAGAAATAAAAATGTGGTGGTATCAACATGTGGTTGGGGCATCAAATTCTAGACAATTAACAAGAACATCTGCGGAAGGTTCTATCACCCTAGAAAAAGGTGCTCCTAATGATTCTTTCCTTAAAACATGGGGAACAGAAAAAGAACCTTTTATTCTTGCAACAGGATCCGGAAAAATAGTTGAAGAACTAAGCAATGATGCAACCCAACTAAAACCTGATGACTTAGACAATAAAGCTTTAAAAATTGTGCATAAAATTAAAGATGAAACTCCAGGTAAGTGGACTGTTAATTTGCAACCCACTATTCCAAAACCGTTTGACCAAGACAAGTTTGTAGTAGAAGTTACTATTTATATAAATTTGGAAACTGGTGGAGCTGTATACCCAGTTGGTCAATCTATAACATATAAAAAAACAGTTGCTGCTGGAGACGATGTTTTGTTTAAAGACGCAACTTACGGTACAAGGAAAACTGAATAATGGCTATTAACTCTTTATCTCGGTATCGCCTTGCAGTAGCCCCAGATGGAACAGTAGTGGCTGAAAGGAAAAATTATACGGAAACATCTGTACAAATTTATATTGTGCAACCGGGTGATACTTTTGAAAACCTTGCAGCAAAAATATATGGAGATAGTTCCCAACATTGGAGATTATTAGATTTAAATCCACAAATAGATTTTTCATTTGACTTGCAAGCAAATGATCGTATTCGCATTCCCACATGATTACTACTAACGCTACTAGCGATTCCGCTATTATCACTATTGACATTGAAGGCGGCACTGTTCCCGACAACCAAATCGGAAACGTTGAGTTAACTTTTTCGGAAAACAAACACGATATAGCTACTATCACTTATGGAGGTTTTCCAGGAATGGCTGTAGTGGCTTACAAAGGACTTCCTGTACGAATAACAATAGGAAACAATGAAGCAAACATAATTGAGTTTACTGGCTATGTTGCTTATGTTGAAGTTGAATCATTAACAAGAATGGGAACTGTAAATGATTCATTAATACAAATGGCTAAAGTTGTGTGCTTTGGTAGTAGTTATCAAATGAAACCGTTAAGAAACACAACATATTCTAAAAAAACTATTAAGCAATTAACAGAAATTATTGCTGCTAAATACAATTTTTCGTATTCAATTCCAAACAATAATTATGTGTTTCCTGTAATATCACAACAGGGAATTAGTGATTGGGAACTATTGGTAAATACAGCAAAACAAATTGGTTATTCAATAACAGCTCACAACACTCATTTAAGTGTTTATGATCCTTTTTCGTATTACGTAAAAAGTGCTCCAATTACAATTCTTCGCACACTAGAATCAGACGAGGGTGTTGAAAAGGCTCCAGGAAACATTTATGAATTTAATGGCTTTTTTGGAGATGTTACCCCTCAAGGAGATGCAGTTGATTGGACGTTGAAGTCATTGGACAATTTAGGAAAAGAGTTAAGGATCTCTTCTACTCAAAACACACCTAGTGGATTAGGAACTAAGCTACCTTCAAGGTTTACTCACGAGTTAACAATTAATACGACATCTAAAGCCGCCTTAGAGCAATACGTTAGAAAATATAATAGAGATTCTTATGGAATGACTGCCGTTGTTAAAGTTGTTGGTATCTCTACCGCAATGCCGGGAAGACTTGTTTTAATAGATTCGTACAACTCAGAGTTTGATGGCTATTGGTTAATTGAAGAAGCGACACACCACCTAAACGAAAAACACTACATTACAACACTTAAAATTAAAACCGATTCAATTAACAGAACCCCTTTAACTTTAATTAAGGAAGCCCCTTTTAAAAATCCACCTCCTTCTAAGCTCTCCAATAGTTTATGGAAAGCCACTACCGAAGAGGCGTATGTATACTGAAGTCTTTCAACCATATGTCCATAGGGCTATTGTCTCTTATGCTGACTCTTCTACTGGTGAAATAAAAGTGCGAATACCGTCTAAATTTGGCCCAGAACTTACATTGGATATATCATTTATAGGTAGAAAAAAAGTAAATGGCGTTTGGCCTGTACCAACAATTGGAGAACAAGTAGTAGTTACCACGGATAACTCTGACTATACAAATGTTTTTATTCTTAACCTTAATCAACCACCTACAAGTACCCCAACAGATGGATACGGATCTATCCTTTCTGTACAAGTTTTTAGTTAAATCAGGAACTCTATGACAATTATAAAAATGCCAATGAATATTACTACTTCAGGTAAGTTTTCAGCAGTTCAAAGTACTGAAGACATTGCAAAACAAAAATTTGTAGATTACTTGTCTACATCAGTATTTGAACGTCCAATGTTTCCGTTATACGGAGCAAATACAAACGTATTATTGTACGAAAATTTTGACCCTTTAATTTTTGAAGAATACAAAGTAGAAGCACTTCAAGGAATGCAAAGACATATTTCTGGAGTTCAAGTTCTCAACTTAAGGATAGAAGGTCCTAGTGACTTCAATGATTCTACAATAAGAATGACAGTAGAATACCAAATACCCACCGTTGGTAGACAGCAGGCAACTGTTACTGTAGTGCTACCATCTGACCTTACCGAGGATTCTAGTTTATGAGCACATTTGATTATACTAACCGAGATTACGAATCTATCCGTACTGACCTTTTAAATCGTGCATCTGTCGTTTTACCTGAATGGACATCACGAGATAGTTCGGATTTTGGAGTATTGTTTGTTGACCTTGTTTCATACATGGGCGACATTTTGCATTATTACGTAGACCAAGCGGCCAGGGAGTCATTTTTAGAAACGGCAACAAGGCGTTCGTCTTTGTTAGCAATTGCAAGTCTATTAGATTACATTCCTCATGGAAGAACATCTGCGCAAACTTCAATAGTCTTGAATGCAACAAATTCTTTGGCTACAGACGTGTCACCTATTCTAATTCCAGCAAACACTAAATTTACAGCCAACCCACTGGTTGAAACTGCCGAATCTGTAATATTTACATCTAACCAATCAATTGCTTTTAATTCTACTGGAACACCTGTTGCTGGGTACACTACATATGCCAAAACAGTTCCTGCAACTTTAAGGCTAACTGAAGGAGAGTTTTTTACAGAAACTTTTACGAGCAACGGTCAACTTAGTCAAAGGTATACGTTGTCCAAAACTGGTGTTGTAAAAGAATCAATTGTAGTAAATGTTGCAGAAGGTGTATTAGGAGCAAATGTTTCGTATTCTCAAGTTACACGTTTAATTGAAAACACGAATTCTGACAAAGTATATGTAGCAAGCATTGAGTCTGACGACAGTGTTGTTCTCCAATTTGGAAACGGCATTCATGGAAAGATTCCAGCAACTAATGCTACTGTAACCATTACTTACCGTAGGAGCCGTGGCGCAGCCGGAAATGTTGAAGCAAACTCAGTAACTGCTTTTTATTCACTATCTAACTCCTTTGGACCAACTTATGACGGAATTGTAATTACCCCAAATTCAATTCGTGCATTTGGTGGTTCAGATTCTGAAAGCATAGTGTCTCTTAAAGCAAATATTCCAACATCATTTAGATCCCAAGACAGAGCAGTATCCTTGCAAGATTACGAAGATTTGCTTTTGCGAGTTTCGGGTATTGTTAAAACAAAAGCAGAAATAGTCTCTGGTGCTACAGCAAAACAAGGTGTTATAACCAACAAAGCTAAGACGCCAACTGTGGCTACGCTAACAACAAGTTCAGCACATGGCTTAACAACAAACGAATACGTAGGTGTGTTTGGCGTTGACGATACATTTGACGGTACCTATGTAGTAACAGGTACACCTACTCCTACAACGTTTACTTACGCTCTTGTTTCGGCAAGCGTAGCGTCGGCAAGTGTAGCGTCAACTGCAACATACAAAAACGCCCAAGTTAAACTTTATGCCCTAACCCCACAAGATGTGTACGACGGAACTTTAGTTGTTAGTCCAACAACTAGCCCTATTGTTTTAGACACGGTTTACAGAGATTTTATCTATGATTATATTTCTCCAAGAGAAATAGTTGGCGTTAACTCTTTAGTAATGCCTAGCGTTGCCTTGGATTTGGTAAAAATTACATGCAACGTAGCAGTGTTGCCCAGCTTTATTCAAGATGCAGTAAAAGATAATGTAGAGGCTGCAATCAAATTATTGTTTAATTTTGATAACGTTTCATTTGGGCAAACAATTACTCTTGGTACTTTGTACCGAACTATTCTAGGAATAGATGGTGTTGATTATGTCAGCGTTTCGCGCTTTACTAAAGGAGCAACCAATGTAATTGACGTTGCGTCTTTGGCCCCTTCTGTAGAAGGCGTACAAGCATCAGATAACAAATTGTTGTTATTGTCTGAATTAAGCGTAACTGCAAGTGGTGGAGTCGCTTCTGTCTAATGGCATATAAATCTTTTAGGATTCGTCGCGTTGACTTAATTGCAAGTCCTGACGCCAACGCGTTTGGTTCGTATGTTCGTGGTACAGACACAGACGCCCCAGTTGGGCAAACAAGATTGGACTCAGACAGCTCATTGAGGGCAGATGGGTTTATTGCACCAGTTGGTGAATTGAACATTGCCGCAAGTTTTAAAGCAACTGCAGTCACGCATTCGTCTGTAAATATAACATGGTCATCATTTTTAATTGAAGACCCTGCAACAAAATTAGGAGGAGAAACTTCTATTAAAGGTGTTGTTGTTGTTTACTCTAGAACAGGTGCTCCTGAAACAGTTGCTGATGGTGTAATCCTTAAAGAACAAAATTATGCAGATACAACTTATTCAGTAACACACAATAACGTCCCGTCGGGGGCGTGGGCTTACTACTCTTTATTTTTACACTGGAACCAAAACGGAACAGGTCCAGCAGGCGTCAATTGGTACGAAAGAGTTGCGACATTACAAGAGTTAGTACCTTTTGATCACCACACAACCGATGCTTTGTGGGAACGCATACCATCTCATCATCGCATTGCCGACACCAACGGAACCGATACAGATCCAGAAGGTTTATCGCGAGGATACCTTTACCGATATTTAGACATTTTTGGATTTGAGTTTGACCGAATTAGAACATTACTTAATTCTGTAGTCCAACAATATGACCCAGAAAAAACAGAAACCGAATCTATAGACCAACTAGCCACCATGTTTGGTTTGGAAGTTTCTATTCAAGATTTAGGAACATCACGAATTAGGCAGATCTTAAAAGACATTGCTTACTATCGTCAACGTAAAGGAACACTTGAGGCAACAAAACAATATTTGATTGCTGTAACTGGTTCTGAAGTTGATGTTATTGAGTCAACAAGTAGTCCTCGTTACACATTTAATATCCATGCAGAAAAAGCAAACTTAGTAGCGGACTCGTTGTTTGTAATTGAATCTGGTACTAAAAAATGGAATTTAACAACAGAAACGGCTTCTGTTGCTTACACTAAATCTGGTAATTACATTACGGTTACCAATTCAGGAAGTTCATCCGCACAGTTTGCTTTGATGTCCACAGTGGCTGTTCCAGTAAAAGACAATACTGATTACTGGTCGTCTATTGAAATAACAACAGCTTCTGCCGGAAGTATTTGGGGTGCTCAATGGGCATCTGCATCGGCATCATGGTCTAACTGGTCAACAAGTAACCAAAGCGATCAAATCATTCCTGCAAACCTAAGTCCATCTGGTAGAAAAGTAATCTTAGCGCCAACACAAAACACTACAGCTATGCTGTACCCGGTTCTAATTCTTGGTTTAGCGGCTGGTACATCAACAACAATAACTAAGTGGATGGTTGAACCTAACTCCTACGGCCCGTTCTTTAATGGTGATTCAGATTTTGGTGGATTTGTTTACCAAAACAACTTTGCTGACCACCAATGGTCTGGCAGTCAATATGCATCGTACTCAACTTATTCAACTAATAGAAAAAAAACTCAAGATACTATTGTTGATTTGTTGCCAAAACTATTACCAGTCACTATGCTTCTTGATCCATCTATAGACAAAACTATTAACTACGATTGGATACCAGGAAAAACGTGAACTATATAATTTGTGCACTAGCCGTTTACAAACTGTTGCAAGTAATTGATTTACTTTTACCTAAAGAAGCAATGCCTTGGGTTAAAGTTTTAGCGGGAGTCGTAGTTTCTTACGGCGCTTCTTTTGTTGTCGGTGTAGACAACATTTGGTTGGGAGGTTTAATCATTGCAACACTTGCTGGCTTCTGCCACACGGTGCTACGATGTCTGACTTATCTAGGAGATATGGCACATAACAAGTCTTTAAAGTAGGAGGACAACATGCAAAAGTCTAGGTACTACCTGATAGCAGGTACAGGTAACGCAAGCGCAAATGTAATTGAAACTGGTTTAAGTGACGTGGCATTGACCACAAAAGAGTTTGTGGTTCTTTGGACAGGCAAACCCACAGATGGTCAGAGTCGTGTTTACGATTGGCTCATAGAACATTCAGCGTCATTTACAGTGGTCCACTCTGATAACAAAGTTCATCACCTGGTTGAGGGTGCTGCGAACCGAGTTGTAAAAGTAGACAATCTTATTGAGGATAGTCTGGACAGCTACCCTGACGCCACAGTACTTGTGTTATGGGATGAAGTCGCTACTTTTGACCAACCTACACAGTTTGTAGAGGAGATTGTTCTTACAGCCAATGCAAAGAATATGGAGACTCTAGACCTGTGTAATGGTTTAGTGCCTTTAACAGTTGGGGAACCAGTAGAAGATAAGCCCGTAGAGGCCTCTAGGAAGCCCCAGGATGCGTCAAAAAAGGATACCCTTCCCCCTACACAGGATTTGGTTTCTAACCTCTCTAATGAGCTGTATACGCTTGTTTACACCATAGATGGGCAACATAAGACAGTTAGCGGTTCTAAGAGCAAAATATTGGAGTTTTTAAACCCACAGTGAGGACGTTGGTAAGAAGGGAAACCAACGCCCCCACTATCAAGTGGGCCTTGCGCAGTTACTAAATAACTCGCAATAGTAAACGGGAGAAGGGAACCGTTTACTTACCAAAAGCATAACACGATCACTAGAGAGGATGCAACTATATGAAACAAAAAAGTGCAGGCGAGAATACCAAACTAGGAGGACCTTGGATTTCCATACCTACTTGGGTTGTTAAGTACATGAAAGGCGATTCAGTGGCGTTACATGTATTGACATGTGCCATTGGTTACATGAACACACATGACCAAACTTTGTCTACGACATATGACGTTCTAGCAAGGGACACCGGATACAACCGTAGGACTGTAATTAGGGCAATGCATCGTTTGGTTGAGATTGGGGTTATCCGCAAGATTGTAAAGATGGGCAGATACGGAAAGAACATGCCAAATTTGTACGTAATTACGTACAATACGGCAGCCGCAGAAGCCTTAATTAATGGGGGTGACTCTAGAGACACTGGGGTGTTTAGTAGTGACTCCAGTGACACCCCTGGGGTGACTCCAGAGACACTCATATTGAGTGACTCCAGTGACACCCAAATAAGAAAGAAAAATAATTATAAGAAGGAAAACCAAAAGAAGAGAAAAGGTACTAAGAGCTTGGATCTATACTCAACGGACAGTCGGTGGAACCGACAGTTAAAACTTACCGACGGGAGACACAGCAATGGGTAAAGGCATGCGATGGATGTGGGAGTACAGCGAGAAAGAAATAAACGATAAAGGAAAAGAAGTTCTGGTGCCTAAACTGTCTTTGACTCCAGTAGAAAACGGAAAAATGATTAAGGTCATGTACATCGTTGATAAAGCCAAAAAGTTGGATGGATAATGATTGATGACTGGGGCGGTAAAACATTAGGAGCTGACGAACCTGTTAGTAAGCCACCAGTTAAAAAGAAAAGTTCAACAACTGGGTTGGTGGCTTATTTTAGAGACGCAACAATTAGTAAAAACATGACATTGAATGCTCCGGTTAACGGAATAGCATTGATGAAAGTGTTTAAGAACTTACAAGAAAAAGGCGTGACAATAGAACAAATTTATAAAATGATTGACGTGTTTGCTCACGAAATTAAACAAACACCATTGCCAACAGATGTACCAACGTGGAAGGGGTTTGCGTCGCGCTTGGATGCTTTAAAGAAAAAAGTAGATACACCGTTGTCTAAATACGATTATTCCGAATACACTGTTGACAAGAGATTGATGAAAGGTACACATGAGTGAATGGCACTCTGCAAAGTATTGGCGCAACAGACAACCTATAGAGCGCTTAAAGAATGCGCACATACCTAAACGCTTCACTAAAAAAACTTTAGATGACTACAACACAGACTTGGGAAGTCCAGATGTTGTTACATACGTTCGTCAATGGTTAACCAACATTGAACACAACAAAGAATGCGGAGAAGGTCTTTACTTTTTTGGCGGTTCTGGAAGTGGAAAGACACATGTTGCATGTGGGTTACTTCGTGAGATCGTGTTAAACCACCAACTAAGTGGATTCTTTATAACGGCTGAAAAGTTTGTTGAAGCATCATACGACGAGATGAATCCTGACAATGTTTTATCTGACATGTACTCCGACGAATACATGTTGAAGTACATCAACGCCGTGTACGACGTTTTGGTTTTGGACAACCTTGGTTCAGAACGTATGACTGATTTTACAAAGAAGGCAATTACGTCTATGTTGAATAGTCGTTACGAGCAACAATTAATCACAATCATTACTAGTGAAATTCCGTTATCACGTTTAAGTGATATTTACGGACCACGTGTTGCTTCCATTCTTAGCGAGTGTTGTTGCGTATTGCCTTTCTTAGGAAAGGACTATCGTTTATTGGACCCACATTATGCAGGGGAATGATTTAGCTTCCTTTTCTCCAATCTCTCAAGCAACAATGTTTGAGGGCGTTCTGGCATCAGAGCCGGAAGGGTTATCTAAACTTAGAGCACGTGTTGCATTGACTGCAAAGAATTGGGAACAGTACATATCTTTTTGGAAAGTAAACGAAATACCAGTCAAACATGCAATTGATTTAATTAACAGATATAACGTGGGGATAGTTGTTTATACGTTGTTGCCCGACTATCTTGTTGACAGCATTGAAAAGTGGTTAGTAAGAAAAGGGATATCAACGGTAGTAACGGCGTATAAGTCAATTGAGGAGTTAGCATACGACCTCAGGTTTTTTCCGTCCATACAGAAGGTGTATACAGCAGATGAAGAGCACGCAAAAATTATTGGCTTCAGATCCACGGTGGTTACACCCAAGACTGCGTGGTCTGCGTAATGGCTAGTGCAGAACATCTCTTAATAAGCAAGGTAATTCAAACTAAAGATTTATCAGTTGCTCTAAAAGCTGGCGTAAAAGAAGACCACTTCACAGCAGAGTGGTCCAAAGTTTGGTCATGGTTGATTACCTTTTGGCGAGACCACGGCGAAGTTCCATCTAAGCGAGCGCTTAGTCAAGAGTTTGGAGACATTCGGTTAATCACTGCTGAGGATGAACCATTCACGGCACTCATTGATGAAGTTTATGAATCGTACCGTCATCGTAATTTGCTTGAGGCTATGGCGCTTGCAATGCCATCTTTGGAATCTGGTGACACGGCTAAAGCGTTACTTGACCTTGCAAATGGTTTACAAAAAGCATCTGCAGAGACAGCACGGTTGCGTGACATAAACTTGATTGAGACATGGGAGTCACGAGTTGACAAGTACAAAGAATTACAAAGCACGCCAAACGCATTGCGTGGTATCCCAACTGGTCTACTTGGTTTGGACAGAATCACATCTGGGTTTAGACCACAGCAACTTATTACGTTTGTAGGTGAGGCCAAAAAAGGTAAATCATTGATGACTCTTATCATGGCAAATGCCGCCCACCTTCATGGCAAGTCTCCTTTGTTTGTTTCATTTGAAATGTCCGCTGAAGAACAAGCAGCACGATACGACGCAATTGTTTCTAAGGTTGCCTACACAAACATATTGCGTGGCTCGCTGACTAACAACGAGTTGGAAAAGATTGCTACCACTTTGCGCATGCGAAAAAACATGCACCCATTTGTGGTTACAGAAGATACATCTTCGCTAACAACAGTAAGTGCACTTGCTGCAAAGGTAAAAGAATTTAAACCCGACATCTTGTTTGTTGACGGTGTGTACTTAATGGACGATGAGAACGGTGAGCCTAAGGGTTCGCCACAAGCTCTTACCAACATCACTAGGTCTCTAAAGCGTTTGGCTCAGAACGCAGACATTCCGGTTATTGGAACCACTCAGGTTCTGTCATGGAAACTTGGCAACAAGAAGTCTCGCAAGATTACTGCCGACTCAATTGGCTACACATCATCTTTTGCCCAGGACTCAGACCTTATTGTTGGCGTGGAGTCAGACCCTGATATTGATAATCAATCAATTATCCGTGTCGTTCTTGCTCGTTCAGCACCACTGGGTGAGATTCGCATTAACTGGGATTGGAAGAACATGGACTTCACAGAAGTAGGAGAGGACGATGACGATGATGACAGCGATTCATGGTACTACTGATATTGCAGATGTTTTAAAAAGTTTAGGTGTTGATGTCGTCCGTGTTGGCGACACTGAAATTTCCGCTAGGTGTCCAGTTCATCTAAACAGAACTGGTAAAGCTGATAGATCTCCGTCGTGGTCTATGAACGCTTCTAATGGTTTATGGATTTGTTATTCATGCGGCGCTAAAGGAACACTGTCTCATTTAGTTTCTGAGTTAACAGGTGAATCTGACTCTATTGTTGCTGTGCATGAATTTCTAATTAACAATGGTCTTACCAGATTAACTAACCCAGTAGAAGTAGAACCTCAACAGCCAGTTGTGGATTGGATGGCGTTTAGTAAGTTTGCCGTTCCTTCAGATGAGTTATTAGCAAGTAGGAATTTAGATAGAGATGCGGCCCGTAGATATGGTATCCGATGGGATACCTCTTCAAGAGCATGGGTTATCCCTATCGTGTCACCTTTTGGAGAACTTTTAGGTTGGCAATCCAAGTCTAAAACTAAAGTTTTGAATTACCCAGTAGGGGTTTCTAAATCAAGCACGTTGTTTGGTCTTGACAAAGCAGACTGTGACACTTGTGTTTTGGTTGAATCCCCACTTGACGTTGTACGTTTACACACAGCAATTGGCGGTTGTTGTGGGTTGGCTTCGTTTGGTGCACACATAAGCAAGACACAAATTTCATTACTTGCTAACCATGTTAATAAATTGATTATTGCATTAGACAATGATTCAGCAGGAATTGCAGCGGCTCAAAAATTAAAAGAAAAATTGCCTGCATTTAGAACCCCAGTACTGTGGGCAAAGTATTCTCATACAGATGCAAAAGACATTGGGGATATGACAGACGCAGAAGTTTACGAATCAATATCTAAAGCATCTGTATTCCCATGGTGGCTACATGTTTAAAGGAAACTTGTATCCATTTCAACAAGAAGCTTCTGATGCGATGGTAGATCGCGGTCAAATGCTTTTAGCTTTAGTCATGGGCGCTGGTAAAACCATTACAACACTTTCAGCGTTAGAAGCTTTAAAAGATCAAGGGGAAATAAAAAAAGCTTTGATTGTTGTACCTTCGTCACTTAAGTATCAATGGGAACGGGAAATTAAAAAGTTTACCGACTCCACCAGCATTGTCATAGACGGAACAGTTAGTACTAGAAAAAAACAATGGAGAGCGTCAATTAGCGCTACTTACGTAATTATTAACTCTGAGTCTTTAAAGAATGACTTGGCTGATTTTGAAAAACATACATTTGATGCAATGGTTGTGGATGAAGCCACGATTATTAAATCGGCTAAAGCCAGACGTTCTCGTTTAGTAAAAAGAATAGGCAAGAGATACCATTATCGGTTTGCGTTAACTGGGCAACCAATTGAAAATCGCCCTGAAGAACTATTTTCTATTATGGAGTTTGTTGACCCCAAAGTACTGGGTAAGGTTGACATCTTTGATAGGACTTTTATCGTAAGAGACAGGTTTGGAAAACCAAGTCGTTACCGAAATCTAAAACAACTCCATGACAGCATGGAAGGCGTAATGATTCGTAAGACTAGAGAAGACATTGCCGATCAATTACCCCAAGTTATACAACAAGTAATACCAGTTCCTTTTGACACGGCTGGTGCTGTTGTGTACAGAAAGATTGCACACGATTTGTTGCAATCAATTCAAAAAGCAATTTCTCAAACAGGACGAGGCTTTGACATTTGGAGCCACTATTATGGTTCATCAGGCAACAAAGAAGCACAAGGAGACATTATGTCTAAACTAATTGTGCTGCGAATGTTTTGTGATAACCCAGAGTTGGTTCATTGGTCGGCCAAAATGTACGCAGATGCGTCAACAGATTTGGGCAGCGAATACGCAAACAAACTAGTCAATCAAGGAATAATGCCACCAACTTCCGGAACACCAAAACTAGAAGCAGTGGTTCAATACATTACAGATGTTTTAGAACAATCAGCAAACAACAAAGTTGTTTTGTTTTCATTCTTTAAAGAAAACCTTAGGTTGATTCAGAGGGCTACTAAACACTTGACTAACAGCGTATTGTTTATGGGCGGAATGACAATGTTGGATAGGGATTCATCTAAACAACAATTTACCCAGGACCCCAATACACGTTTGTTTTTGTCCTCAGACGCTGGCGGTTACGGCGTTGACCTACCTATTGCTAACTACTTAATTTCTTACGATCTGCCTTGGTCAGCAGGTAAGCTTGACCAAAGAGAAGCCCGTATCATCAGACTTTCTTCAGAGTTTCCTCATGTCAATGTTGTTTCATTCGTGATGAAAGGTAGCATTGAAGAACGACAGTACGAAATGTTACAAGAAAAAAGAAATATCAACAAAGCGTTTATAGATGGTGGCTATGATACCAAGGGCGACTATAAACTTACTTTGGGAGCACTATCCGATTTTATAGCACACAGCGAGGTATGACATGAGCAAAATAGTTAGACAACAACTTGAATCAACTTTTGATGAAGCATACGTTAGTAAACTTGTTAGCGAATTTCAAAATCATAAAGCAATGTTGGAGACAACACAAAAACGCTTAGACGGTTTTAAAAAAGAATTGACAGAAGTTCTTGACGCATATGGCAAGCCAGACGACAAAGGAAATTTATGGATCAATCTTCCAGCATGTGAGATTAAAAGAGAGCGCCGCATTTCTAAAACATTCAATGCGTCTGCAGCAGAAGCTTGGGCAAAAGAAAATGGGTATTGGGATACGGTTAAAGAAATTATTGAAACCATCAGCGAAGATCGCCTTCTTGGTCTAGCATGGGATAACGATGAGCTTCAAGAAAAAGTTAAATCATTCTATGTGGAGAAGGAAACGTGGGCTTTAAAGGTGTAGAGGATTACCCAGGAAAGCGCCCTCCAAAGAACAGGACAAAGCGTAAGCCAAAGAAGATTGACGACCCGTTTTTTGGCGTTAAATCTTCTTACTACGTAATTAAGGGAGAACGCACTGAAGTGTTTACAATTGGACAATTAGCTAAAGTTTTAGGAAAGAAAACGATAACTGTTAGAACTTGGGAGAAGAAAGGAATTATCCCAAAACCCATATACCGAACAGCACCTCCAGACGGGGGACAACTTCCTGGGGTAGAGGCAAAAGGGAGGAGGATTTATACACGCAAGCAGGTAGACTTGATAGTGTTAGCAGTTAACACGATAATTGGAGATACACCACCAACTACCGTGACAGCTGAGAACTGGAATAAATTAAAGCAATACATAACAGACAACTGGAAAAAATAAAAAATACACACACACAAAGGACAAAGACAAATGCCAAATAAATACGACGATGACTTTGACACAGACGAAGTAGAGTTTGATTCGCCTGTCAAGGTTGCAACAAAGAAAGAATCCCTCACTCAAAAAGAGCGAGTAGAAACACCAGTGGCTAATCCTGGAAAGAAAAGCGTAATCAACCGTGGTTGGGGTGCAGCACAAAAAGTGCAAGAATCAACTTCAGCGTTTGCTCAACGTTTTAAAGTCACAGAAGATCCACAAATTATTAAGTTCTTAGAGGACGAACCTTATGCATCGTTTCGCACACACTGGATTGATGGCCGTGCTGGTCAGAAGTCTTTTGTTTGCTTGGCAGATCATCCTGAAGGTTGCCCACTTTGTGACGCTGGTAATCGCCCATCAACTAAGTTTGCTTTCAACATTGCAGTACTTGGCGAAGACGGAGACCTATCAGTTAAGTCATTTGAGGTTGGCGTTCGTTTGATTGACCAACTTAAGAACTTCCACACAAATCCACAGCAAGGTCCATTGTCCAAACACTATTGGGCAGTATCCAAGACTGGCAAAGGCGCACAAACACAAACCATTCTTCAAATGGTTCGTGAGCGTGACTTGTCAGAGTGGTCAATGGTTGGCTATACAGACGAAGATATGTCTGTGCTTAAGCGCAATTGTTACACACCTGAAATCATTTCAATACCAACACGTTCAGAGCTTTTGGACATTTCATCCGAGATCAACGACGCACGGTAATCAATGTACAAGACGGTAAACACCGTTGATGAATTAAAGCAAATAGTAGATGTAGTCACAGAATTTGGCTCGTTTGCTTTTGACATTGAATCGCGGGGTGTTCTTGAGCGTCACGATGATGTAAATGCACACTTTCAAAAAGAGTGCGCACAACACATTGCAACACTCAAGAACCCCAGCGAGGATGTTGTTGAGAGATCTACTGAAGCAATTCGCCAACGATATCTTAAAGACCTTGCAGTTAATCCACTACGCAACGAAGTGTTCTGGTTGGGCATTGCAACACATGGGCATTCGTGGGCTATCCCAATGGGACATAAATTAGGAGAGGTACTCGTACCCGAACAGCGTGGTGACGGAGCGACATTACCCCCTCTTGAGTACCGCAAAGTCTTAAAGAACGGTAAAGTTTCAACAGCTAAAACAAAGTATTACATTCCTGCTGTTCACTCAGAACCTCCGGCTCAGTTATCTCGCTATGACGTGTTTGAGTGTCTACGCCCATTGTTTTTTGGCAATGCAATAAAGGTAGGGCACAACGTAAAGTTTGATGCTCTATCTATTCAAAAGTATTATGGAGAATTACCGCCAGGACCATATAGAGACACGATGGTCCTACAACACATTTGCGATGAAAACATTTCTAGTTTTTCTTTAGTTAACTTGATTGCCCACAATTTTGGTAGTCATGCTCCTTACGACAAAGAAGGAAAGCTTGGCAAAACTATTGACTCAGTTACTTACGGCGCCGCATCTCGTTACGTTCACTTAGACGCTCGCTGGACATGGATGCTCTACATAAAGCTGATGGCTAAGTTAAAAGCCGAATCTTCGTTGTTACCTGTAATGGAACAAGACATGGATGTGCTTCAGGTATTGATGAGCATGGAGCAAGAAGGCATTACTGTAGATGGTTATAACCTAAAGAATTTGCGAAAAGAGTTAGACACAAAGTTAAACGACACTTTATTACTTTTATCAGAGTTTGCTTACCCTGGATTCAATCCAGATTCAAATAAGGACAAGCAATTGTTTTTATTTAACAAAAAGCGAGAAGGTGGGTTAGGTTTAAAGCCCACCAAGAAAACACCAAAAGGCGCACCATCAGTGGACACAGAGTCTCTGGAAAGTCTTCGGGGTAAGCATCCAGTAATACCACTTCTTTTGGAGTGGTCTGAAACACAGAAGCTAAAGAATACCTATGTAGATGGTTTGTTGCCAAAACTTAACAACAACAAACTACATCCTTCATTCAATCTACATAGGACAGCCACTGGGCGTTTGTCTTCATCATCTCCAAACCTTCAAAACATTCCTCGTGATTCCAGTATTAGAAAACTGTTTGTACCACCGGACGGGTACACAATGTTGGTCGCTGACTACGATCAGATTGAACTGCGTGTTATGGCTATGTTCAGTCAAGATGCTCGTTTACTTGAGATCTTTAAACACAACGAAGACATTCACTCAGCAACAGCTGCTGCTGTGTTTAAAAAAGGTGTTTGTGAAGTTACTTCGGAAGAACGACAAATTGGTAAAGGCGTAAACTTTTTAACAGCCTATGGCGGTGGTTCAACCAAACTTGCGAGAGTCACTGGCATAACACCAGAACATGCCGAAGAACTTCTGGCCTCTTATTACAAAAGTTTTTCTGGGCTAACTAAATGGAAGCAGACGGCTATAGCTACAGCAACCAAAAAAGGGTACGTTACAACACTTAGTGGAAGGCGCAGACGATTGCCTGATTTATCTTCTCGTTCGTCTGAGTTAGTTTCAAGAGCACAACGACAAGCAATTAACGCAATCATTCAAGGAAGTGCTGCTGACATTTGTAAACAAGCCATGATTGATGTTGACAATGCTTTTAAAGATACTAAAACAAAAATGCTTGTGCAGGTTCACGACGAACTTGTTGCCATTACTCCTGAAGACCAAGAAGAAACATCAATAAACACACTGATCACCGCCATGGGTCATAATAGAGATATCATGGGAGTCACATTAAAAGTTTCGTGTCATTCGGCACGAAGTTGGGCGGAGGCAAAACAATGACAACTACTCTTGACAAACGAAATTTTTGTTTAATGCTTTCTTCCATTACCGGACAAAGTGTTGCAAATCAATTAGGTTTTGCCCCAGTTTCAAAAGATGTTGAAGAGTTGGAAAATCAATTGATTGAAGGTCAATGGGAGACATTACACGATTTTGGAATTTTTGATGAGATTGTGGAATCTGTTGAATGGTTTGCTCAAGTACTGTCAACGACACAGCCTGATATTCCAAAACCGTCTCTTGAAATGGTAGAGAGCACCAAAGCGGTAATCTTGTCCTACAGTATGGCACTTGTTCAAAAACTATTGTCAAATGGCAAGGTTGCCTTGCTTGGAAGTATTGAGTATGATGAAGAGTACGAAGACGATTAACACAAAATGAGGTTTACACGACATGTCATCGTGGTGGGATAAAAAATTAAGTAACAAAGATCAACAGGAAAGTTCTTCTCTGCCTCCGGTTACTAAGAATGTAATTCTTCCTGCATTGCGTCAACAAGCAACAACAGTTGCTGTTCAAGAACAAAGAGACCCAAATGGTCAAACAGATATGGGAACAGCAATAAGAACATGGAAAGGTGGGGAAGCCCATCGCCGTGAAGGGTCTCTTACATGCCCACGCTGCGGTAGCAAAAACGTGTTTAGTAGATCAAACGGTGGTACGCTAGGCCACACACCAGCACCAAGATGTTTTGAATGCGGGTGGAACGGTTTATATGAACAAGCAGACCAGGCATCATGGTCAGTATGAGGAACACAAAATGGAAACTGATTACGAATCAATATCGGCAATCATCAACAAGATAAACAAAAAACAAAACGACGTTTCAATTTTAAGAGCTGATGCTATGCACCAGCAACTAGAACGTACCACTACGGGAATTCTTGCTTACGATTTGATGCTTGGTGGTGGGTGGCCTGCCAATCAATGGTCAGAAATAATTGGTGATGAGTCGTCTGGAAAGACGGCACTTGCATTCAAAACTATTGCAGCAAACCAAGCACTTGACCCAGATTGGACAGCAGTTTGGGTAGCGGCAGAAGAATTTGTGCCCGACTACGCAAAATCAATTGGTGTTGATCTTTCTCGTTTGTGGGTCATTGAGACCAACAGTATGGAGCAAGCGTACAACTTGGTCATTGAACTTATGAAGAATCGTGCTGCTGACTGCATTGTGATTGATTCTTTACCAGCACTTGTACCCACAGACGAATCAGAACGAATGATGGACGAGTTCACAGTTGGTTTAGGTGCTCGCATCACATCAAAGTTTTTCCGCAAAGCATCAGAAGCGCAGAAACGTTCAATGGTAGAAAAAGAACGTTCATGCACTGGTTTGATGATTAATCAATGGCGTCAAAAGATTGGCGTAATGTGGGGAGACAGTAGGACAACACCAGGCGGTCTTGCTAAGAACTTTAGTTATTTTGTTCGTGTTGAAGTCAGGCGAGATGAATGGCTTAAAGAGAAAGACGAAATTGTAGGGCAAACTATTAAAGCCCGTACTTTAAAAAACAAAACGTACAAACCATCACAACAAGCAGTTGTTGATTTTTACTTTACTGACGCCACAGGTTTCCCTAAAGGTTCTTTTGATACCTTAAAAGATATGATAAACATTGCAACAGTTATTGATGTGATAACTCGTTCAGGAGCGTATTACGCTTATGGCAGTCAAAAGTGGCAAGGCAAGGACAAGATGCTTGAGGCTTTTAGGGAAGATTTGTTTATGCAAAAAGAACTAAAGCATGACATTGAAGAGTATTACAAAGTGGTTAGATGACCATATTAGGAAGAGATCCTGATAAACATACAAGGATCATGAAGTCTTCTAAGAAACAAGAAAAGAGGACTGCAGACAGATACAAAGGTTCTAGAAACGCCCGTTCAGGGGCTGGTTGGCTTCGTAAGAATGACGTACGTAGCCATGAATATCTTATTGAAAACAAGTTGACTGAGAACAAAAAGACTATTACTCTTAAAGAAGTTGATTTAAGAGAATTGAGGGATCGTGCGTTACTTGAAGATCGTGTACCTGTGTTGCAGTTTGACCTCGCTGGTCGTCGTTACGTGGTCATTGGTGAGGATGATTTTTTGGAGATAACAACTGATGTCTGACATGCATAATTACAAAAACCTACTTAAGATGAACGGTAGGATTTTGCCAACTGTTGCAATTCAGTTGTTAAAAAATAAAAAACAAAAAGACAAGAAAAGAGATACGTCTTTTTTTCATCCCAGCGAACTAGCAAAAAGAGATTGGTGTCCAAGAGCATCTTGGTACACAATTAAGAACGAAGTTAAGGCTGACGAAAACTTTTCTTTTCAACGTTTAAATGTTTTTGAAGAAGGTCATGCTATTCATCACAAATGGCAAACTTGGCTTTGGGAAGCAGGTGTATTAGAAGGTAATTTTCGTTGCGGGTCTTGTCACCATTTATGGTGGGATTTGTCTCCGGATCATTGCCCAGAATGTGGTTTAACCGTTGCCTTAAGTTATGCCGAAGTTCCAGTCAAGGACGAAGAACATGGTATTAGAGGAAGTGCTGACGGGATTGTTTCGGACAAAAAGGGAAGAACTTTAATTGAAATAAAATCCGTTGGAGTGGGCACAGTTCGCTTTGAGGACTTTGACTTGTACAAACAGTATGAAGAAAACCCCAACATGGGCATTGACGGCTTGTGGAAAAAGATTCGCCAACCATTTCCTAGTCATGTTCGTCAAGGTATGTTATATATGCATTGCACTGGCATACATGATTTGACTTTTATATATGAATGGAAACCTTCTCAAGAAGTTAAAGAATTTTCAATTAAGTATTTGCCCCATTTGGTTCAACCCATACTTGACAATTGCCGTATTTTGTTAGTAGCATTACAACAAAAGATTCCACCTATGCGACCAGCATGGGCAGAAGCAGCGACTTGCAATGGTTGTAAGTACTGTCCATATAAGAACACATGTTGGAGCAAATGATGATCGTAGAAGAAACACCAGAGATGAATAGGTTTTTGAAGACTTTTGCATTGCCTGAAAAACCACACAGCCTACTTCCAGTAGTTCCACGAAACCTTGGTGACATTTCAGAAGTTGAATTGATGACTTTGTATTCTGAGTTTATGTCTTGGGTTAACTACGCTCAAGCACAATTAATTGCTGCCGAGATTGTTGAGGAACGTGAATTAAACGCATTTGAGTACACAAAGGCTTGCACTTTGATTGAACAATGGGGAAACAAAATTAAAGGAGAGTTAGTTACTATTGCCAAAGCAAAACGTGACGTAGAAGAAAAGGTGCAAAAACAACAAGAAGCGTATACACAAGCACGTGCATACCGGAAACTTGTGGAAACAGTTTTTGAACGGTGCGAACGAGGTGCACAAGTTTTGTCAAGAGAGTTGAGTCGTCGCATCAGTCTTGCTCCAAAAGAAAACAGAGCTGCAAGGTTTATTGCTTAGTCATGAACATTCGTTGCAACTCCTGTGGTCACGTTTTTTCCAATGATGAACGTAGAACCGTAGGGTGTTTGTGCGACAGTGATGCCCCAACTTGGATTGGTGTGTCTCCTGACAAAAGGTTAATACTGATGAGTTATGCCAATTACGACATTTTAGAGGAGTAATTTATGAAAACAATAACAATTAACAGCCGCTCTTATTTGGTTTTGAGTGCCTTCTACGAACATGAAGACATGACCACTGACGAGATGGGTGAGTACACAAAACTAGATCAAGGACACAACGGTTGGTGGTGTCTTGTCGGTCAGTTAAACACTGCTGGCTATTTAGAGCGAACTGGTCAAAAACGATTAAGCCGTGCTGGTGTAAAGGTTCGTGTTTACAGAATTACAAATAAAGGAAAACGATTAATGGACGAGTTGGGTTATGGGCAACAAACATAAAGCAAAGGGTACTTCATTTGAAACTGCGATTGTCGGTTACCTAAAAGAACAAGATTTCATTAATGCCAGAAGAACCGCCTTGGCTGGGGAGAATGATTCTGGGGATATTCATGGTGTTAAGCATCCCGATTCTACCGAGGTAGCAATTCAATGCAAGAATCAAAAGTCTTTTAAGTTAAGCGAATGGCTAAATGACACTGTAACCCAAGCGTCTAAACTGCCAAAAGGATTACCTTTATTGGTTGTAAAGCGCCCAGGAAAAGGGGCAGCGGCTTTAGGTGAATCCTATGCAGTTATGCGTTTAGAAGACATGGTCGCATTGTTGAAATCCGCCAATTTTGCATAACGTGGTAATATAGGCCTTCCGTATGATTTACAAACAGGAGTCTATATGTCACAAGAACTTAATCAAAAGGTTGAAGATGTTTTAAAAGTATCAGGTAGTAGCAACCCTCAAAGTGTTGGCTCTATTCTTGCCCGATCTATCATCGCTGGGCATCTTCCAAAGATTCGCGCTATTGGCGCAAGCGCTGTAAACCAAGCAGCAAAGGCGGCTGCAATCGCCCGTGGTTTTGTTGCCCCACGAGGTCTTGATCTTTACTTCATTATTGGGTTTGATGATATTATTGGAGAGAACGGAGAAAGCATTTCAGCAATCTCTTTTAAACCAGTACTGAGGTAGACATGGGCATTATTTTTCACAGAAAACCCCACGGCGGACGATATGACGATCCACACGGTGTAACAGCACCTCCACCGCCACCAGTAAAAGAACAAAAAATTTATGGTGAACCTCCTGCTCCAACAAAGAGAGTCAAAATTTCTAGCGAGCCACCTGCTTCAACTAAAGCATCACGCAAAGCCGCAAAGAAAAGCCAGAAGGCCATTGAGAAGTCTGGCATTAACGACCCTGCATACCGTGAAGAGTCTGCAAAACGTGGAAAACAATACGCACAGGCAAAAAAAGAAGAAGACATCCGTTTACGCTCTAATCAGACATATAAACAAGATGCTAAACCAGGCGGCACGGAAAGAGCATACCTTGAAGGTGGTTTTGAAGGTATTGATAAATACCATAGTGGAGTACCAGAGATTTAGTATGGGCTACATTCAACCAAGCATGAAGAAAAATGTTGTTGATATGGCGGAGTACAAAGGTAGAAAAGCCCGTCGTCAAATTGATCAATCACATAATCCTTCACGTAAAGTGACAATGACTGACGTTGATGAAACACGAGGAGATGATGCTCCTCCGCACGGCATTCCACGACCAACAGGCGCTGGAAAAATCAACGTTTGGACTGAGTAAACATGCCCACTAACCACAGAGGCACGACTATTGCAGGACCTAGGGCTAACTACGCTCTAACCAAGCCCATGTACTTGTCTACAGGTACTTCTGGTGGTGGTAAAAAGCCTCCACTAAAACCACCAACTAAAACAGGTGGTTTACCAGACAAACCTGACGACTACGACCATGATGGGCGTCGTAGTGACCTTTCTAAACAGATTATGTATTCCAAACAACGACCAAACAAAATAAGTGATAAAACGATTCCTGATAGGGATGATAGGTTTATAAACGATAAATCAAAAAATGTTAAAGGACCAATGACGTCAAACACAGAATATACAAAAAAATCTCGTATTAAAAACCCTGATGATATCAAACTTCCAAAAAGAAACATGACTGCGGATGATTGGAACAAAGAAACAGGAAATGGCTACTAAAAAAAAGAAAACTACTAAAAAGGTTGTTAGTAAGGTAAAGCCACGTCCAATCTCGTCAGTTTCAGGTGCTGCAGGAGGGTTTATGACTTCGTTTGACCACAGTAGGGCAGGAAATCAATGAAACAAGCTTTTTCTGATTGGCAAAGCCCCAACTCAGTTAGTGAATCTTCGTCGCTACCCGTATTTGGCCCAGAACCTGTCTTTAGGAACAACAAGGATTACCAACTTGCTGGCTACCGTACGATGCAAGACACTACGTATCCAGACGGATACCTTGGCACCATGTCGTCTAACCGCCGACAGGACAAGACTTTAGGAACACTGAGTCGTAAAAATGCCCGACAGTACTCTCGTGGTGTGCATAAAGGCGAACGAGTAAACCCAGGAGATTACGTTTGGCCTGATCAGTTTAATTTGTGGACAGGTATTTCCTATCAAGACGCAGGAGTAAAGTTTGCCCCACCCGGAGCCATGCCTGTGGTTCTTACCAATGATGGCAAAGTTGGTCCTCGTGGTATTCCACGAACTCTCTATGCTGAGAATCCAGAATATATTGATTTAGAACGTCGTGCAGGACTAAAAACTTTAAAACCAACTTGGCGTTGAACCTGATAAACTAAAAGTAGTCCTACATCTGCATTCTTTGGAGTTTATTTAACAATGGCTGACAAACCTAAAAAGAAGAAAAGTACACCTAAAACTCCTTTTGAAAAAATTGGGGCAGCTTACGAATCTGAAGCTAGGCGTCAAGAGAAGTCTGGAAATACAGAAATGGCTACTAAAACACGAAAGGCTGCTGCAAAAAGCATGACACCTGCAAACAAAAAAGCACTTGAAGAATCCGCACAAACAGCCAAAGACAAAAAGAAAACAACAAAAAAGAAGAGTACGTCTAAAAAAGTTGATGCTGTAGAAGCCGCAGGTGCTAAAGCAAAAGATGCTGTAACCGAAGCTAAAGAACGCAACCCAATTTCTCAACCTGCAAGTGAAGGCGATAAACAAGGTCCACCAAGTCCAGCAGGTTCAAAAGATAACACTGGTTCCGGTACATCCACACAACGTACTCCTAAACCATCGTCTAAAGATCGTCCAAAATTTGGAAGTGTTGCAGAACAACGAGAAAAGAATCCACCACCAGGAAATCCTGGCTACACTTTTGGTTCTGTTGCAGAACAACGAGCAAAAGCTGGTCCTGTAGAACCATCAAAACTTCGTGCAGGTGCAGAAGGTACAAGTGGAAAATCTGGTCCTGCTTTTAGACAAAATGACATTACAACAGAAATGCCTGAAACACGACGAGAAAAAGATGAAGCTCGCACAGCACGCATTAGGAAATTAGCAAATGCAAATCGTAACGATGCACGTGATGACATCAGTAAAGACCCAAGTGACAAAGGTGAAATGCCATCAGACCCAACACCACGTCAAAAGCCAACGGTAATGGTTACGCCAACTAAAGATGGTGAAATGCCAAAAGCAGACAAACCTGGATTTATGAGCCGCTTGCGTAGTCGTATAGGTTCGTTTACTTCACGACCTGGTGCTCCTGCCGCAACATCAACGCCACCACCACCACCACCAAGTGGGAGTGGTGGAGGTTCAACGCCACCACCACCACCACCGAGCGGCGGTAAGAAGTTGCCTGATCCAACACCGGATTCACCAAGAGCTATTAACAACCAAAACTCTGGCTACCAAGTTAACAGAGGTCTGACCATGACTGGTTCTATCAGTGGCGTAGCCGAAGGTGCCAATGTGTTTTCAGCAGTTGGAGAAGGCGCTCAACTGATTGGAGATCGTAACACTACGCAAAATATTACTGGTGGTGCTGGGCAACCGATAACTGCAACAACAACAGGTAAAGCAACAAGCAGTGGTGGTCGTGGCATTACAGCCAGCACCTCAGGAACTGCTTCATCACACCCACGTGCCCAAAACGCAAGTCGTGGTGGGCGCCCAACTTCTAGAAAGAAGTAATGTCTCAAAACGTTGCTCGCACACGACCATGGCAAACTCGTGAAGAAATGCTTGTAGACATGGCTTTGGAATCTGCCATTTCAGATCCAGAAACTATTCGTCAAATTCGCCCAGCAGTTCCTCAACAACTGATGCCACAGAGTAGGGGTTTTAACAAGCAAGAACTTGGAGTTATGGACATTTTGTCTGTTGATAGAAACGCCCCAACATATCGTTCATGGGTGTCTGGAGCAGTAAACATGCTCACCAGGGCACAAATGAATGACGATGCCTTTACAGGTTCGGGCCGTTATTCTATGAACAACCTTTGGTAATAGAGTAAACTGTAGCCATGGCTTCTGACAAGTTTGGCAACAATCCCGTCGCACCTTTGTACAACGCCACGGGTCGCAACCCAAGAGATATGGATATGGGAAACCCAGGAAAACCACTGGGCAGCGTAGGCAGTAGTGGTGCTGGTGGAAAAGATTTTGGAATTCCAGGAAAACAAGCACAAGCGGCTGATTTAGGTGCATCATATTTTTCTCCACTTAATCAACAAAATCTTATGTGGGGTGACCCATTGGAGAGGAGGGGAGGAGGAAGAAGTCAAAGAAGTCAAAGAGAGTCAGGAAAACCAGGGGCTGTATACGACGCAGATGGCAGAGAATATGACATGGACGCTTATGAAAAACTTGCAGGCAAAATGACCATCATAAACAACCAAAATTCTGGTTATTTAGAAGACAGGAGTTTTACCAATACTGGCGATATTAAAGATATAGCCGAAGGTGCTAACGTATTTTCTGCAGTTGGTGAAGGTGCCCAATTAATTGGAGACCGTAACACCGCTACCGCTACTGGTAGTACCCCAGAACCAGCAACAGCACCAAATAAACCAACACGTGTAAAAACTCCACAACAAAGAGAACGAGATAGAGAAACGGCAAAAGCAAGAAGGGCACTTAGGTCTGATATTCAAAAAAGTGGAACTTCAGAACAAAAAGAACGTATTGCAAAAGAAGGCATTACTGGACGCAAAAACGCTAAACCTAAACCTACTACAAAACGAACACCAGCAGCTCCTGCAGCTCCTACCTCTTCTCGCCCTCAACCTTCTATAAAAGTAGAAAATACTGGATCAAACACAATAATCAACGGTCCAGGTGCAAGTGACTTTAGAGCTTAAAAAGAAAGTGGTAAACTAATATTATGGCTGTAAACACATCTCGTTCTCAAAATGCCGATCTTCGGCTTGGTGCTACTGACGGCACTTTTAAAAACACAACCCCAAATCGTGGTGGTGAGCTTGACATGCACTGCCCCACCAAACTAACAATGGTGCTTAACGAGCAATACAATTTTGTCCCACGATCACCACTGGCTGAAAACGATCCAAATCTAAGATCGTAAGCCCTATGGCTTACTCAGATAAAGATCGTCGTCCTAATTGGGCTAAATCGCGTAACAAATTCCGCGTAAAAGAATACGTGGACACTACGCCTGACCCAAAGACAGTCATGCATCACGCCAAAGGCGTTCCAGGTGGTCATTTCTTTGTTGTGCCCGAAACCAACGGCGAATATCGCATACATCGCAGAACTACTTTGGGCAAAAGAGACAAAACTGAGATACCTGCCAATGTGACTCAACCTTACGAACGCCATCACGAGGCTTTAGCCCACGCCAATATGTTAAATGAGCAGATGGTTCAATACGGCGAAATAAAGAAGTGGAGCTAACCAAGAAATCCTTGGTACAATGTAGGTATGGCTAACGAAGACAGACCTGACCTTATTGATATTGGCGCAGACGGAAAAGTCACCCATATTGATTCACAGGGTGTATCTCAGGGGTTAAACATGATCCCGTTTCATTGGCGGAGTCGCTCAACAGGAAAACCTATTGCTGCAACCATGTATGCTTTAGGAGCAAACAATTTGGAATTTCGGCGTGCTGAGGCAGACCGACATGGCTACGATTTGGTTGAGGGTCACCACACAAACTCTCAAACTACGTTTTCTGCAGACGATAATGATGCGGCAGATTATGCGTACGATACTCAATATGAATCACCGACGGACATGGATTACGAGCAAGGAGACCCCAATGGCTAAAGGCAAAGACGAACGACATAATAAAAACCGACAACCTCTTAAACCAGTAACGTTTTCAGACGTTAATGACTTTCTGTATGGCAAACCCAATCGGTTTGATTCAGAACAAGAATATGATAAAACGGTATACAAAAAAGTAATTGACGAAGATGGCAATGAGGCTTGGTCATATAGTGGCTAAAGGTAAAGACGAGCGACATAACACAAATCGCAAAGTTGATTTTAACTCTATGTATTTAGAGAAAGCTCGCCAAAAGTTAGAGGGCAGTGGGCGCATTCCATCCTACGACACACCTTTGGATGACCACATGAATTACGGTTTGATTGAGTCTGTAGCCCAAGACATGATGGACAACGATGCTTACGAATCAGAGCAAGTGGCAAAAGACAATGACGGCGTGGAAGCCCCAAGAAAGTTTGACAAAAACACCGACGGTTGGTAATCCGCTATGGGCAAAATCGTTAATTTAAACGACTACAAACAGAACAAAATAAATAATGATTTAAGTTCACACCTGTCTCAACAACTATCTGTAGCAATGCACCCCGCTAAAACACAGAAAATACACCCAAAAACAACCGAAGCATTTGAACATCTTACGTCCCTTAGCGACGCCACAATAGGGCATTATTCTCAGTCTTTAGGACTATTACATGAATCAGTTGATCCTAGTAAACTGTCATCAAATGACGCCAACACCCTTAGAAAACTGCTAGTTTTACACCCAAATGTGCAAGAGGAACTACACCAAAGTGGTACGATTGACCCTGAGGACACAAGACCACATCTGTAAATAATCTAAGAAAGTAGCATTAAATGGAACCCAAAGAGTTTACTAATGAGCAAGAACATCGCCTACTTGTATGCTGGCGAGAAGAGCCATCGGGTAAAAAGAGTGGGGCAGTGATGTACAAAATGCGCCCATACGAGGGCGTACCAGAATACGACATGGAATTAATTGACATTCTTGAAAGACACAAAGCAAGGAATCCCGACCACGAAAATTGGCGTGGAATGATCTTCCGAACCGATAAAGAAACTGCAAGCAAACTTGATGCTGAAACAGCCATCAAAAACGAATTGAAATCACATGATTTATACATCAGCGATTTTCGTGATGAACTTAAAGTGGATGCTATGCGTTGTTTTAACAAACATGACCGACCAAAAGATTCTTGCATTGACTGGTGTGACGAATCCAAAACCATTGGTCGCAAAACTGGCGTGCCTTTAAACAAACGTCAATACTTGTGCATGTATTGCCCTTGTGCGTCATATGTCGCCCACAAGGAACGCAAACAACTTGGAATATACGACATAGACGTCGGCAAAAACTAATGCTCATTGTTACTTTTGACGTGTTGGCATACCCAACAACGGACAAATCAATGTCTATTGGCGCACGACAACCAGCTCTTGAATCTAGAAAACTTTGGCACGCCCTGTACAACCAATATCACGGCAACTTGATTATTATGGCTACAGGTACAACCAGAGCAGATTTGATTGAGGGTTGGGCAAAACTAGAGGGGTATAAATATGCCCATATTGACGTTATTGAATCCATTAAACCCGAAGACATCCGTGATCGTGTGCGAGATTTCAATGCAATCTATGGAAAGATTCATTGGTTTGTGGATTCCAACCCACGCACTGTAAAGCTTGTAATGGAAGATGCAATCCCATCATTACTTGTTGGTCTACCAGCATTTGTTCGCCCGGAATGGCGAGAAAACAAGCAAAGAGAACACCAACTGTGGGATGATTTAGTTAAAGAAATAGAAGTACAAACCATATACCGAGCAGAAAAAGAACAAAGATGAAGATTTACTTTGCAAACTCAGAAAAATCATCTTTTAGGTCGTTGCTCATCGCTTCGGGGGTAACAAGGTTTGCTGTCAATTTAACCCACCTTGCCATACCAAAAAAGAAACAACTAGACCTGCCCACCATGTTTAACGGCGGGGAGTTAATTTTGTATACATCTGAAAATGACGAAGATGTTAACCGATACGACGCCTTTGTTAGGGAGCATTACGAAACTTTGACCCATGTAATTGGTCGCCCCGACTACGACGGTTCTTGGATGGGTGAACGCTACATCCCACTGTGGAACGACCCTGAAGACATGGAACGCCTGTCATGGTTATGTCAAAAATACGGAAAAGCAGCGATCAGTGATAAAGCCGTAAACGGAAAAACCATATCCAAGATTAGAAACGCCATGACAAGATGGGATGCAAAATTGATAGCAGTTTCTTCAAAACCCGACATTTTGGAAACCCTTGCTTGGGATTCGGCTGTAGTGGGTTCTTGGACTAGTGCTGTTAGGTATGGAGAAACCCAAGTATGGGATGGGCATGGGTTACGCAGGTATCCAGCCCAACAGAAAGAGTCTTCCCGCAAAAAACATCGTGCCGACATCATGCGGTTGGGTATTGACATGGATGCCATTGTTCAAGACGATAATAATGAGGTAGCGAGACTTGCAATTAAGTCTTGGAAGGCGTGGGAAAGTCAAACTTTTGGGGTCTATGACCCTGTAAAAGATGATGACGAACAAGAATTGGGTCTATCTGAAAATGACCCTTATATCAATAATTTCACGAAAAATCAAAGTTTGCAAAATGTGGCACGAGGGGGTGACAATATTGATATAAGGGGGGTAGAAAAGCGGCACGAAGACGAAAAAGTTATTTTACCAATAATGGGCGTAGAGCAATATGCAAGTCCATTAGCCGAAACCCTTGCAGAACAAGGGGAAGATGGCGAAATTAGCATAGAAACAGTATCTACAATTAGGTATAATTCTAACCTTTTAAGGCAGTGTAATAATTGCTATTTGTCGTCACGTTGTCCTGCGTTTCGTGAGAATGCGGAATGTGGTTTTAAGTTGCCGATTGAGATCAAAACAAAAGACCAATTACAGTCTGCTTTGAGGGCAATGCTAGAGATGCAGGTAAGCCGTGTTTTGTTTGCCCGATTTGCTGAAGAACTAGAAGGTCAGGGTCTTGACCCAGCACTTTCAGACGAGATTGATAGGTTATTTTCTTTTGTTGAGAAGTTCAAAGACATATCTGACACAAGAGACATGGTTAGGTTGGAAGTTGAGGCAAGAGGCAGTAGTGGGGTATTGAGCAGATTGTTCGGTGCAAACGTTGGTGAATCAACGAAACGCTTGACAGGTGGGGGTTTTAACGCCCAACAAAGTGATGCAATGTATTCGGAAATACTGGACTTAAGCGAGGATAATTGACAAACCCCGTAAATATAAGGTACATTTGATACGTACCCTATAGAAAGCGAGGAAATCATGGCAATAGACACTATGTACGAATATGCTGTTATCCAAGATTTGCAAACTTCCTTAGAACGGGCAAACGAAGACAAAGCTGAACTACGAGAATTGGTTGATGTTCTTTTACAGAAACTAGCGTACGCACAGCCTGTCATCACTCAAACTAATAAGTACTGTAAGGCACTAGAAGACGGTGAAGACCTCACTGGTCATTTGGTTTCTTTAATTCGGGCAATCTCAGACTGGAATACCAAAGCCGTTAAATAACCTGTAATACAACAAGGACACAATGATAGAAAAATCTGGTTACACAATTCGTAATTATTCTGAAGATATTAGTGACCCTAATCTAAGCGAAGACGAGAGAAGTGGTCTAAGAATGCTGGCACACCTGTTGTTGCCCCATGTCTACATTTCTGCCCCTTATGCTTTTCCTGACCCTATAGAAAACACCAACAGGGCAATACGCATTGCAGATGACTTATACACCTCAGGTGTGTGTATGCCCATTTTGCCCCATTTGACTTTGCTTTGGAATACAGTAATCCCTCACGAACCAGCATTTTGGTCAGAATATTGTTTGTTGATGATGAGACGTTGTGATGCCCTTTTACGCATTGACGGTTTATCTCAAGGTGCAGATAGAGAGATTGTTGAGGCTAAGAAGGTAGGTATCCCAATCTTTTATCATTTAGATGATTTATCGGCTTGGCTTGAATCGGAGCCTGACGTATGAGCAAACGATTTGAAAACCTACATGGACATCCGATGTTTTTTCAAGTTCTTGAAGAAATGGCACTATTGCATGACAAGAAAGGAAGAGATTACGGAATTGGTATAGATACTCTTGGCAATGTACGGTCATCAGAACAATGGGGTGTTCCAGCATGGATTGGCACTCTCATTAGAGCCAATGACAAAGTTGTCAGATTACAGAACGCTGCAAAGGGCAGTGCGTTAGTCAATGAAGGCATTGAAGATTCTTTAATGGACTTAGCTTGTTATGCAATTATTGCTTTAGTCCTCTACAGAGAGTCTTTGGTTGATGGAAACTCCTAATTGGATATCTAAAGCGCAATGCAGAGGCTTACACGGGGACTTGTGGTTCCCACCAGTTGAGCATGAGAATCATCAGGTTTATTACGACGTTGCCGTAACGGTTTGTGCATCATGTCCGGTATGGAAAGAGTGCTTAAAAGCAGGCGCAAAAGAAACTTACGGAATGTGGGGTGGCTTAACACCACAAGAGCGATCATCCTATTTAAACAAAACGGACAAGTATCTTGCCCGTCATGGCACTGTTGCACGATTTAGGCAAAGTTGCCGTTGTGTTGATTGTGTCTCAAATCATGAAAAAGTTTTTAATAAAAAATTAGATAAATCTCTGTATCCCAAAGTGGGCAAGGGTTTGACGGACATTGAAAATGTTCATAGCAGGTTGTTTAACCACCTTGATGGGGTAAACTAGTAGTAAGCCTTTAGCAGGCACGACCCTATGTAATTTGTAGGGTCTTTTTTATTAACCGACCAAAGGATGATGAATGTTCAAAGTTCCTTTCGTAGTCTTTATGGCTCTTTCAAATTTGCTTACAGCGATTGTCATAGGCATAACGACCCCAAAAGAAATTAGTACACAGAAAGCACCCGAAACAAAAAGTTATGTAATGGTTGAGCCACCAATGGCTTCACTGGCAATAGTCCCCGCTAAAAAAAGGTTAGTAATACCTCCAGACGCTAAATGCCCACAGTGGTGGGAAACAGCCGTAGATGCTGGTTGGGCAGTCAAAGAACTACCGACTTTGGACATGATTATGTTCCGAGAAAGTAGGTGTTTGCCTAAAGCCCTAAACAGTGATGACCCAAACACGGTAGATGGCATCAAAGGCTCATTGGGTCTAACCCAATTAAATGCCTTTTGGGTCAAGTCCACGACATATTACCCCAAAGGTTACCTACAGAGCCAAAACGCGGTAAATAACATACGCGATTTATATGACCCATATTTAAACTTGCTTTCTGCCCTAGAAGTGTGGAAGTATGGACAAGATAAACATGGATGTGGCTGGTACGCATGGGCGACATCCTGCAAATAACTCAGGAGTGAAATGCCGACAATTAACTACAACTGCCCCGACTGTGACGAGGTTTTGACCGTATTTGTAAAACTGTCCGAACCACCAATGCATAGATGCGGTAACAGTAGCCATCAATCCAACTGGAAACCTTTAGTAGAAACTTCTAAAAAGAAAGTTGCAAAAGAGGTCACCGACCTGTAATGTCATAACTACCTATAGAAGGAGGTACACAATGACAACAATTTGTGATGAAGTTGAAGTGTGGGAAAAATGGTACAAGCCAATAACCAACCACTTCATATCTGAAGATGAAACAACCCTGTTTGAAACTTATGGGCAAGAAGTTGAGTTTGTTTATATGCAACCCCATAACCATGTTTGGACTTGGGTAGATGGTGCAGATGGTACATACATAGTTGCTGGTCGCAACCGTGTTAATCGCATTGGTTATTTCGTTACCGAAGAACCGTGGTCTGATTGGGAAATGGTTGTCCCTTACGAGAAGTATGAAGAGGGCGTATGAGCGAAGCAGAACTACTCAACGAACTAAACACAGTTGTCCGTAATCGTTTTGGTGACAACGCCGTAGAAGCATTGATTGGTGTTCTCTCTACGCTGGTTAATGAGAACCAACTAAAAGATTTAATTGCAAACTTAAAAAGTTAAGGAGGAGTTATGGAAGACAACTTAGAGACTTGTTGCGACTGCAACGAAAAGTATCCGTCAGACGATATTGGTTGGAGTCATTCACAAGAAGCACCGTTGTGTCGTTTGTGTGAAGAATCCGATATGCAGTACGCATCAACTTTGCGAATTATCACCTTGAACGGTGTTCGCCTGTACTACATCGGCAAACATATTCGCATGACAGAATACGGTGATGATTTGGCATACGATGACACCATTGACCCTGAATGGGTTTCGCACAGTTGGGTTTCAACAGATGCTTGGCGAGGATACACCGAAACAAAACTCAAAGGGTGGGACATGGTGATGGATGGTTGGACAACTGGTGGTTGGAGTGATGAGACTGCAAGGCGAAAACAGAAGTTCAATCAATGGTGTCAAGATTTATGCGACATGAAAATAACAGTTCCATGTTCGGTGGCGTTAATTGCTGATCGCACAAGCAATGTGTTCAGTACTGCAATGACTGTTGCAGTTAAAACAGAAGATGTTGAGTTGTTCAAAGAGTGGTTAGATTCTGATTATGAAGAATTACAGGAGGCACTCCGATGACATTATTTCAACTTAACCAACTAGGCGACGATTGGAAGGGCGTAATAGTTTCTGAAGGAACTTTGCGACCACAGGATTTGACGAATAATTTGTTTAAAGTTTTGTACGAAACCAACACAAACTTTGCCCAAGATTTTTATAACACATGGGAAGACATTTTCACAGAAGACTGGGACAATGCCGACCCTGATGATGTGAACCAAATGCTTACAGAACTTTTTGACGCAATGGATGCCATCGCACCTATTGGTTGTTCTTTTAGAGCAACGGATGATGACGGTGCGTGTTTTATGTTCATCAACGAAATTGAGGAGGATTAAATGACTGCTACAACTCTTGATTGGTTTTTAAATCCAGTGATTGAGAAACAAAACCCAGTGTGGAGGAAGTGGGCAAATTGTAGAGATGTGCCTAAAGATGTGTTCGTCATCAAGAAAGGTCAATCCACTGAACGAGCGTTATGGTTCTGTGAGACTTGCGTGGTCAAAAAGGCTTGCCTTGAATACGCATTGGACAACAACTGCGTTGGTGTATGGGGAGGAACGACCCAAAAACAACGAGCAAAAATTAAACGACAACAGAGGTTGTCAAACGCAAAATAGTTCTGTAATGTCAATACAAGGAGGAAACAAGATGGGAAGAAAAAATATATGGACAGTAGAGTTCGCAGGTGACTACTTTACTTTGCAAACAACTGTTTCAGCAAAAGACGAAGAGCAGGCAACAGCCGTTGCAATAGAATTGTTGAACGAGCACTACGGGTTTGACATGGAAGACATTTCAAACGAAATAAACGCTTTAGAGGGATAACAATGAACGAGACCAAATACATTGGTGCAAACTGTTGCGTTTACTACGCTGATGAATCACTTGATAAAGCATTCAATGCCTTCATCAAGTTTGCTGAGTGGGTAGATGAAGACAACTTTACAGAAGAAGAGCGTCGCATTGACGAAGGTGTGTTCTTTTATTGCAAAGACATAAACGAGTTAGAACAACTTTACAGCCAAGATTTTGTTGAAGACTTTGTTATCGTGTCTTACGAACTAGTGGAGGAAACAGCATGAGCGTTGGTGCAGATTCTTTGATGGGGTCGGTAAATATGTTTAAATTATTAAATAAAGAAACCCTAGAACAGGGTCGTTTTATTAGAAAGAAGGAAAAGATGTTAGTAAGAATGCGTTGTGATTTAGTAGCAGAAGGTTTGAAGATTCCAGCCAACAACAATGACAACTTTTATGATGCAGAAGAAGTTGCAGACATGGAGTTTGTTCATTGTGTAAACGAACTTGGTGAGCAAGACGATGATGGTGCTTACTACGCCATGCAAACCAAAGATGGCGAACTTGTCCATCTTTATTCCATTGATTTGGATTTTATTCAGTAGTCAGGTTGTCAAAGAAGAAATAGTTGTGTAATGTCATTACGAGGAGGAAACAAAATGACAACAAAAACAAAGAAGCAGTTAGTAACACCAACAGAAGAAATACAAACACGGTTGAATAACGATGTGTGGTCAAACTGGTGTGTTCCAACAAACTTAACACCACTAAAACCCTACGCACTTGTAATCACTCATTCCCGCAACCATCGCAGAGGCAACCACTGGGAAGCCAAACTGTACAAAGATGGCAAACCAGTCATGTTCGTTGAGAATGAAGGCAACGGTGGATGCAATCGTTATTATGGAATAAAGAAAGACGAGTTTCACAGCCCATTTGAAAAAGAGTTTGAGAAAGCAACCAGCCTTGCTTACCCTGATGAGAAACATACATCATCAGCCAAAGACACGGCAGTTGCATTTCTAGATTTGGTATCGTTGTGTCACAAGGAGGAAACAAAATGAAGCAATTTATAGTTCACCAAACAATAGAAGTCGCAATGTGTTATGTCATTGAAGCAGAAACGCTGGAAGAAGCACGAGACTTAGGCAATGAGTCCTATGACCGTAGCAAGGTAATTGACATCCAAGTTTTGGATTGGGATTATCCTTGGGATGTTGAAGAAGCCGAAGCACCAGTCAAACCTGTTTCAGATGACACACTTATGTATTGGAACAACATACTGTGAAAATAATTATCCGAGATCATGTGCGATACAACAGCGTGAGTTACAAAGTGTTGAATTACGCAATGTTTAAGTCACGCATTGGTGACGGCACATTTTCTGTGAACGAGTATCTTGTTTTTTGTTTGAAGATGTACAAACCATCGGATGTGAAGCGAGCAGTTGCTTCACTTATTCGGTACGGACATTTACGCAAACTAAAAACTGGTCGTTTGATGTTTATTCAAACAAATGTGATTTCTAAACTGAACAAGGCTTATAATCAATCACAATGGAATAAACAAAGAAGCATGGGACAAAAGGAGGAAGAAAATGCAAGTTATTAATTTAGACAAAACAATGAATGAGGTGACAGAGGGAACTGTTGTCAATACAACTGCTGTTGTCATCAAATGTCAAAAAAGGTTTGACAGGGTAGTTGGCGATTGTTTCGCCAGTTGGCTTGCAATCTGTTTTGATGGGTCTAACCCGATTCATCCATATGTGGTTTGGAATGTCATTGCACGACCTGAAGGCTTTCATGCAGAGCATGGTGACTACCGAAAGACATTGACCGACGCAGTTGAGGCATATGAGGCACGAGGAGGTGATATCTCATGAGAAAAAAGAACACAGGCGATACCCATATCCAACTGATTAACTCACCTATCGTTTACCACGAAGATTACGACAAGGTTGTAATCAAATGGTCATGGGAAGATGTCCAAACGCTTCGCCCCGAACTATCTCAAGAAGAAAGTCTTGTAATGTTGGACATGATTGCAAAGGGATTGCATGACCGTTCAGTAGAACTTGGCTGGGAAGTAATGGAAACTCTTATACAAATGAATGAGGAGGAAGAATGATTACTACAAAAGAAATAATTGCTCAGGGTTTCTGCCCACACACAGATAATGGTGTGTGTACAGATTGTGCCAATGACCCATCACAGTTGAGTTACCCAATGGGCGTGTTTGCACAATTAACACATTTCACACAAGTAGAGATATTCAACTGGTGTGGGTGTGAAGACGGTGAACGCCAGTACGACGATTGCCCGACGCAACAATGATTGTTCGGTCATTGTTGTTTTGGCTCATCCTCATGTACTGGGGATTGGCTTACTTACTTAAAAAGAAAGAAGGAAACTAATGGGATTGATGTCATTGCTTGGAATGTTGGATGCAACTGACGATATTGAACAAGTTGTTCGTTGGCACTTGTCTGCAAATTGTTATCCACCGTTGCCTGAAGCGTATGTTCCAATGTGTGTTGAAGCAATTCGTGCTTGCAAAATGCAAACAGACGAAAACGAAAAAATCATGCTGCAATTACCTGAAGGAATGTTTTACAAAGGTGACCAAACTTTGGTTGATGCATGGACTGTAATTGAAGCATTTCATTTGGAAGGTTTTTTGATGGAAGATGAGTATGAAGACGAAGACCAGTAAAACTTACGACGAGTTTCTTGAGATGGTAACGAAGTACAACAACCAGTTAGGTGCTAACACCGACACTGGCTGGAGGTACGGTCAAGTATTTTTTAATGTGCTCGCAAGTGTCCGACCTGATTTAACAGAAATGATTAGAGGAACAATGCATGACCCGTTTCACCACGACACGGTGAGCAAAGAGACTTACAACTACTTAGCATCTAAGTGGTAAGACCGAGGTAACCCTTTACCCTCCTTCAGGGTTGCCCGAAAAGAAGCCTGTTTGTGAACGCCGTGCAGGGCTAGTAGCAAACAGGCTTTTTTTATTGAAAAACTTTTGTAATGTCGGGTTGCAATCTGCAACACTCACCAACTAATCTGTTGTCAAGGAGGAAACAATGGAACAACCAAACAAATACTCACCGTTTTTTAACACGATGGGTTATGCAAGTTCAGACTTACTGAAAATAGCAATAAAAAGAGCACTGGAACAAGCAATCGCTGATGGTGAAGGTAAAGACGGAACTGCACTTGACATGGTGATCGGTGCGTGCTTTGCAAATGGTGAGATTTACACCGACGGCGAATGCTTGGATTTAGTTACACACATTGTTCAAGCATGGAATGAGATTGGTGACGAGGAGGAAGCATCATGACGGAATACTTGGAATACTTTTACACACTGTCAGACAACGACAGAGACATGGCAATGCACTTGAAAGCACACGAGTTGCTTGATATGTGGATTGACGAACGCATTCAAGAAACTGGTGACGAATTGCCCAACTTGGCAGAAGAAGGTTTGCTGGGTTCGTTAGACCTTGCAAATGGAACAAACTTAATTGAAGAAGCAAAAAAGTATTATGCCCAGTTAGAGAAGAAAGAGGCACTATGAGGCTTTCCTTTACGGTAGAGGAAGTTTGCAAAATAACATTTGTTCGCTACAAGAATTACATAATGCCTGAAGGTCTGACCTACCCAACTGAATGGAAAGACTGGTCGGTGGATGAAAAATACACATGGGCAAATAACAACTGCGACTTTAAGAACGATTACGCAGAAGAGGTAGAAAGCGAAATTATGGAAGAAACTGCAACGGACATGGAGGAAGTGTTGTAATGTTAAAGAAAAAGAAATACAAATACGCCAATGTGGATACTTTGAGCGACATTCAAATGACAGAACTACAAGTTCTGTTTGTTGGGTTCAGAAGGTACATCAACGATTTTACTAAAGATGTGTTTAGTGGTGAACCACTTACACCTTGGGAAATTATTTTGATGCAAGAAAAACTTGCTGAAATGAGTATTTGCTTAACTGATGTACTTGACAATGTTGTAAAAGTAAATGAAAACATAACTGTAGATAACAAATCAATAGTTGTTTCGCTGTCCTCAAACAATTACGAAATAACGAATAAATGGGGTAAAGATGCTTAACATTTTAATCATGCTTTCACCCTTAGTGATTCTGCCCATGTTCGCATGGATTGGTTACGAGATTGAAGCAATGCTTGAATGGAATGAATTAATCAAACAAGATGCAGAGAGGGAACGCAATGCCAAAAACACTAAATGAACTAATGGATGAGATTCAAGATGAGTTGGGAATCTTGTTTGCTTGGACACCAGCGTCCGAGCAGTCGGTAACCATGTCACGGTATGCATTAGAAATAATGTTGGATTCAATCAAAGAAAAGAACACCGACTTATCCGAGGCGTATCCACCAGCGAGCGAAAAACAAAACTTGTTTGAAGCAGTCAAACAACTGCGAAATGAATTGAACGAGTTAGAAACTCTTGTAATGTCGTTGCGAAGCGATGTCGCAAGGTTAGACTCAATTCAGAATCAACGACGAAAGAGGGAACAATGGGAAAGACACAATCCATACTTGCAATGACCACTGCTGAAATCAGCGACGAGGAATTGGCACTGCTTACGCAATGGTGCAACGGTTATGTCATGGCGTTAGTCGGGCATAATTCATTGAAAGATACATGGGATGAATGGTGTGCTTTCAATGAAGATTGGGATGTCAATTTTTATCGCACACACAGCAAACTAATTAAAGCGATTGCATACCGAATGATTAAAAGGCATAAAGATGGAAATTGGGAATTGCAATCAAACAAATGGGTGACTGTAAATCGCTACGACGAACACGGAAAACCGAAACGGAAACCAAAACAATGAATATCGCCAAAATAAAAGAAGCGTTGGCAGATGCTGTTGAAGCAAAAGAACACGCT